CTGTGTTCGCCGATCCGGGCTGGGGCAAGACTGCCATCATGCTCGAATTTGCTCAGCACGTGCTAAAACAAATCAGGATGCGTCCGGTCCTGATCGTCTCGCCGCTGATGGTCGTTTCTCAGACCGTCGCAGAATCGGCCCGCTTCTATCCCGGACTGCCGATCACTCAAATCGCGTCTGGCGACGTGCAGAATTTTCTCGACCACGGCATGGGCGTCGGTGTCACGAACTACGAAGCGTTCAACCACGACTTGCGGCAAGGGCGGCTCGGGGCCTTGATCCTCGATGAGTCGCACATGCTCGCGCCGCACTACGGCAAGTGGGCGACGGCGGTTTTGCGATTGGGCCAAGGGCTCAAGTGGAAGCTGGCCTGCACTGGTACGCCGGCCCCCAACGATCGCATCGACTACGCCAATCACGCCGTCTTCATGGACGTGGCCAAAACGACGAACGAATTCCTCGCGACGTATTTCGTCAACCGCGGAAAGACGGGCGAGCGGTGGGAACTGAAGCCGCACGCAATGGAGCGGTTCTATCGCGATCTCTCCCACTGGTGCATCTTCATGGCCGATCCGGCGACCTACGGCTGGAAGGACAATGTCGGCACGATTCCGCCGATCCATGTCCACATTCATCGCGTCGACTTGAGCCAAGAGCAACGCGACGCGGCCCGCGATCTCACTGGTCGATTGTTCGTGGCAGAGGTCGGCGGCATCGGCCAGCGAGCGAAGATCGGCCAGATTGCGAAGGGGAAATACGACGGGAAGCGAATTGAGAGTTTCAAGCCGAAGTTCGTCCGCGATCTTGTTGATTCGTGGCCGACTGAATCGACGATCGTCTGGTGCAAATACAACGACGAGCAAGACCAGATGGCCGAGACGTTTCCCGAGGCCCTCAGCATTAGTGGGTCCACGCCGATCGACAAGCGAATTGAGATGCTGGACCAGTTCAAGCGGGGCGACAAGCGGATCCTGATCAGCAAAAGCCGCGTGCTCGGCTTGGGCTTGAATCTCCAGATTGCCACGCGGCACGTCTTCAACGGACTGCATGACTCACTCGTGGAATACAAGCAGTCGGTCAAGCGTTCCAATCGTGTCGGCTCGACGAAAGCTCTGAACGTTCACATACCGACAACCGAGTTGGAAGAGCCGATGATCGCGAACGTGCTCCGCAAGGCGGAGATGCTGGAGGCGGACACGGCGATCCAAGAGAATCTGTTTAAGGAGCACCGATGGCAACTTTGAAACCGCAGACGTGCGGCCCGCTTTACAAAGTTGGGCTTGAACAATTCACCGGCATGGACCCGGCTTTAATTCCGGTGTTCGCGGCCGGATTCGTCAGCGGAGAAGCGGAGAAGATTTATCTCGGGGCATGTCGAGCCGCGATGTTCCGGCCGTCGGAAGAATGGTTCAAGGTCGTCTTTGATATTTGCCTGAAGGTCGGCCACCGGTATGGATTGCAAGTGCGGATCCTTCCGTTCAATCGCGGTCGTGAAATCTGGGTCGTGCGGGATACGGAAGTCGGCGACGCAATCCTGAAAATGCAAACCGTCGAAGAAAACTCGGAAGAATGGCACGAAATCCGCGGACGACTCTGCGGCGTTCCGGGCCACAAAATCGACTATCAGTTTCACGAACGCGAAGGCTTTGGCGAAAGGTGCGACTGATGCTGATTCCCGAAGGCGAAGAATTCTTCATCCACCACGGCGATGCTATCCCCCATATGGAGAGCGTCATGCCGGAATCGTCAGTCGATTTCGCCATGTGCAGCCCGGCCTTCCCCGCATTGTTCGCGTACAGCGACAGCGAGTCAGACATCGGCAACGTCGAAAGCTACGGGGCGGAGTCCAAAGTCCATCTTGCATTCTTCTATCGCAGGATCCTTCGCGTACTCAAGCCGGGCCGCGTGTTCGCTTGCCACGTCATGCAAATCCCCGGCCTGAAGCGAGTGGGCGGCGAAGGCGTTCACGACTTTCGCGGGCTCAACATTCGCCTTGGCCAGCGAGCGGGATTCATTTACGACGGCGAAGTCATGTGTTCAAAGAATCCGCAGGCTCTACGAGACGGATCGAGGGTTTTGACGCCTCAAGGATGGAGCGAGATTCAGTCTCTCGCCATCAATGATCAAGTGATCGGATCTTCTGGTCAGCCGACGCGTGTCGTGGGCGTGTGGCCGCAAGGCACGAGAAGGCTGTTTCGCGTCTCGACGTCCGACGGGTCTTCAGTTGACTGCGACGGCAACCATCTCTGGTCAGTGATGACTACCGCTCAAATTCACGGAGAAAGGCGGCAAATCGTACTAAAGACGGAGGAGATCAAGAGTCGCGGGCTATTTCAGCCAAGCGGATCGGCGAAGTTTTTCCTGCCGACGATTGGCGGGGCCGTAAAATTCAACGCAAAGCAATTGCCGCTGGATCCATATCTGCTTGGCGTACTGCTTGGTGATGGCTGCCTGTCGAAACGCGGCGTTGTCGAAATTTGCACGCAACGCGGAATCGTAGAGAACCTGTCTCTTCCACATAATCATAGCCTCCGGCTGAATCCCGGATCCGAGCGCGGCAACGATGCTTCAACCTGGAACATCACATGCCCGGAATGGCATCGTAATGACGTCCTGCACGCGATTCGGTCGCTCGGACTGGAAGGCAAGCACGCTTGGGATAAGTTCGTCCCGCCGACCTATCTTTTCGCGGACGAAATGTCCCGCCGACTATTGATTGCGGGGCTGCTCGATACGGACGGAAAAAACAAGGTGAAGGGCGGCGTAGCGTTCCACACAACGTCGGAGCGTCTGGCTGACGACTTCAAGTTTCTTGTAGAGTCGCTTGGCGGAATCTGCACAAAGATCGCACGAGCGGGCAGCAAGTATCACCACAACGGCGAAACGCGATTCGGTAGAGTGATTTACGAGTTGACCCCGCGTCTTCGAGACGGAATATGTCCGTTCAGGTTCAAGGACAAGATCGCGAAGTGGATTCCGCCGCAGAAGGGATTCAGGCGGGCTGTCGTTGCCATCGAAGAGATCGGCGAATTTCCTTGCACGTGCATCACGGTCGAAGCCGAGGACGGTCTGTTCGCGACGGAAAGCTGCATTCTCACGCATAATTCCGAGGCGATTCGCACAAGATCACGTCGCCTGCAATTCGTCGGCCTTGAACGCGATCGCTCGCAGTCGGCCCCATGTCTGCCGGACTACATCATCAAGTTCCGCAAGCCGGGCGAGAATGCGGTTCTGATCGACAGCGAAAACCAAGTGAGCCGCAATCAGTGGATTGACTGGGCCGAAGCGTGCTGGTCGGATATCCGCTGGTCGCGGACGCTCAATACGCTTGAAGCGAAGGACGAAGAGGACACGCGGCATATCTGTGCGTTCCCGCTCGACATTTGCGAGCGGTGCGTGCGGCTGTGGAGTAATCCCGGCGAACTGGTACTGGACTGTTTTTGCGGCGTGGGGAGCACCGGCTACAGCGCCATCCAGTTGGAAAGGCGATTTTATGGAATCGAACTAAAGGAATCATATTTCGACGCCGCTATCAAGAATTGCAAAAGAGCTGTATCTTCAAAAACTGAACAAGGCGTCCTGTTCGCCTAGGAAAAACCGAGATGCCGATTTGGGTCTGCGAGGAATGCAGAGAAGAGTTCTGTCGACATCGTTCCGGAAAGAGGGCAATTAGATTCTGTTCGCAGCGATGCTATCACGAATGGAATCGAAAACACGGATCCGGACGCGGAAGGTTTAATCCGGGCAGCACGCCGTGGATGAAAGGTAAAATCGGAGTTTTCGGAGCAAACTCCGGCAGCTTCAAAAAAGGGCAAGTCCCCAAAACAAAACGGCCGATTGGTTCTGTGCGAATCAGGAAAGATAAAAACGGAAAGCCGCGAGCGTGGGTGAAGATCGCAGACAACGGAAATGTAGCCGACTGGAAATTACGTGCCGTCGTTGTTTGGGAAAGTGTTCATGGCGTATTGCCGTCCGGAATGCTCGTGCATCATGAAGATCGCAATACACTGAACGACGATCCATCTAACCTGAACTCTCTCGACAGGAGCGCACACATTACTGAACATCAAAATGAATTGGAGCAGGCGAGGCGATTGTCCGGAATGTACAACCGAATGCAAACATGACACTAGCCACCCTAATACGCGACCTCGCCCGCGAATCCGGCTTCATCCGCATCGAGTCCCACGCCAACGCGGGAGCGATCAAGGTCCAAATCGACTGGGGCATGGCCAAGCCGACGCTCTACATCGAAGCCGATCAACTGACCGATGAGACCGCCGAAGAGTCGCTGACTAAAGTGCTATACGTTCTACTGGATCACATCCGCAACAATCAGCCACACTGGAAACAATCGACGCCTGCGGCCCGACCGTCGCAGCCAGGGCCGGATTTGCCGACGTTCTTTTCTTGAAAGCGAGCGAAAACATGGCGTGGGATCCCAGCATCGAACACCCGCTGCACCCCGAACCGGCACAGAACACGACCGCGATCAATGTGTCCGATCCGGCGACTGCGGCACAGTTCGGATTGAAGCCGAGCGATCCGCCGGCACTGGAGGAAGGGGCTGACACCCTCGCTTCCGCCGAATCTCTCGGAATCGTCGGCTACGAGACGATTGGCAGTCTGGCTGGCGACGACAATGAATTCGAGCGTCTCAAAACCCGCCTGCACGAGATGAACCTTCGCGATCAGGAACTCCGTGAACTGGAGGACGAGATCGACCAGCAGGACCGCGTGATCGCCGACCTGAAAATCCAGTTGAAGGACGCGAAGGACACGCGGGAAGAGTTGATCGCCAACATGCGGCACGCCGTGCGAAGGCGGAACGCGGCCACGAAACAGAAGGCGTTGCCATTTGACGCGAGCAATGGGCAGCCGGCAAACGACGGCAGCATGTCAGCAAAAGACATTGCCGCACACGTCATCGAGTCGATCGTGGACGAAGCCGCCGCAATGCCAATCGCCGAACTCCACGCCCCGGAAGGCTACACGGAAAAGATGATCGAGGCCGGCATCACAACCGTTGGCGAACTCGAAAAGCGAATCGGTGCCGGCGAGTTTCTACCGTCCGCGATCAAGGGGCTCGGCCAAGCGGCCATCGACAAGATCACGGATTGCTTGGTGAACTTCCGCAACGATCATCCGGTGCCGGTCGCGAAGCCGGCTGAGCTCGATCCAGAGGATGATCCGGCCGTCGTCTCGGTATGGGTCGGCAAGTGCCGTCAACTGGCCAATAACGCGGTCGGGCTGATCGCGAAGATGGGTGACGAAGCCACGCAATACGCGAAGGAGCTGACCGCGATGGGCAACATGATCGACAAGGCCAAGCGGGTACCGGAGACGATGGTGAAGCGGATCGGCGAGCTTGGGGAGTTGATTGAAAAGGCACTTGCCGCATGATTCAAGGATGAGCGGCGGTGCGGGAATCGGCCCTGAGACCCGCACCGTCATTTTTTAGGGGCCGGACAGTAAAATCGCAGCATGGAAGTCGATGCGACCCAAACGAAGGCCCCCGGCCCGCAGAAATGCGGGCTTTTTTCATTGGCCAAGGGATAATCTCGACAAATCCCCGATTTCGGCCACAATCAACAGGAACTCCCGCCATCTCCGGGAGCGTTAGTTGCCTCACTGGCGGGCCTTCGGGAAAGCGGTCTATTCATGACGGCCGAAAATTCGTTCAGCCATTCTGAGCCCGTCGGCATCCTCGGGACAAATGGCCACGAGCCCCTGCTCGGTTTGGAGGGGAGACACGTCATGCCGTCGTCTACGCGATCCAGAGGCAACGACCACGAGGGGCAGGAAAGGCTCTTGGAGGCCATCTCCCAGCTTGTGGACGGGCTTCGCGACATGACGTCTTCGTGGGCCGTGGAGCGGAGCGACCTGATCAAAGACGTTCGGCTCATCAAGGATAAGATGGTCGATCTCGAATTGATGAAGGCCAAGGTCGACGACATCGACGAATTCATCAAGGGTGGAGACGACGGCCACCTTGGCGAGAGAATGGCCATCCATGAACACAAGATCAAAACGCTTGAGAGCGAGCACCACAACCGGCAAAAGGAACGAAGCCGAACCTTTTGGACGGTGATCTCGCTCATCGCGACGGTGTTCGCCGGCATCGCGGTCGAGGCCGTCAAAATCGCACTGGAATACAACAAGCACTGAGCAACATGGCGAAACGTAAACGCAAACCGAAGGCCGAAACGCCGAAGCCGCCGCGTGACCCGATCGTGCTGCTGCTCTATATGGTCGCCGGCCTGCTGGGCTTCGCGATGCTCGCCATCGTCGTTCTCGTCTGGTGCGAAAAACTCCCAGAGCAGAGTCGCACCACAGCCTTGGGCGGCATGACCGGCCTAGCGACCGCAGCGACGACGGCCGTCGGCATCGCTGCGAACCGATCCAGCATCGCGAACGCCAACGCCAAACAGACCCAGCAAATCGAGAACGCGACCAATCAACAGACGGCCGAACTCAAGGATCACACGGTCGGCGTTCTCAGCACGGTCAAGAATGCTTACGATGATTGGGCCAAGTGGAACGCCGCAAAGAACGTGGTCAACGACCAGACGCATCCGGTGACGTTCACGCCCGATCCTGAGAGCGAAGCCAATAAAAGGGCCAGAGCAGAATGGCGACAGCATCAACCGTCCCCGCCGCCTACGTGAGATTGACGGCCGGCCGGGTAATTCTTGGGATCGTCCTAGCCGCGATCGCGTTCGTGGTGCTGGATCAATTCCAATGCTTCCAATTGGGTGAACCGCTCGTCGAGATTGAAGGCGTCGGGCCGGACGGCGGCTGGGTCGCCCGCTGGCTGGCGTTTTGCGTCTTTCTCTTGCCCACGATCGTTGGGGCAATCTTCGACGGCTACAGCTTCAGCAAGGGGGCACACGCCATTGTGTCGCATGTTCCATCCGTGGCGAAGAGCGTCGAGGCCCCCGCTCCGCTTGTTGCGGTTCCGGCTGCGGGAGTTTCTCAAACGGAATTCGAGAAGCTGGCTGCGAGAGTCAAAGTGGCCGAACAAGCCTTGAACATTCCGGCGATTCAATAATGGACTACTTACGAATCCGCAAGTTGAACTTCGATCAAATCGAATACAACGGTGAGCGGATCGCCTACAGCCAAACTTCGTGGGAAGCGACGGATCGTGCCCACGCGATCGCAATGCGTCGTCTGGCCAATTGCCCCGGCTTCTGGGAGTCGAAAGAAGACGAGTCTGAAGCGATGCGACTCATCATCGCGGACATCGAAGCCGACGCGGCCGATCACGGATGGAAGGACCGCCTTGAAGACTGGGCCACGAAAAAACTGATCGAACTGGCGGTCAAGATTCTGATCTCGTACTTGGAAAGCCATTATCACGAACAGTATGCTGCCCCCGGTGCCGTCGGAGCACGGGAGAGTTTTGGGAGCGATATGCAAACATGGGCCACACAAGCCGCACAATCCTTGTCGGAATAATCGCCGCGGTGCTCGCGGGATGCGTGTCGAGCGACGACGGCCGCCACGTGACGCCCAATAAGAATGGGACCGTCGAGCGAATGGTCGCGTCCGCACAGCGGAAGTACGACCGCGATCAGGCCGACGCTTGGGACAAAATCGCCGACGACATGGAAGGCGGTAAGGTCTACGACAAGGGCGAACTGTGGACCGCTCTCAAGGACGGGCTTGCCAAAAAGTACAAGGCCGACTTCGCCGAAATGAACAAGTTGATGGACAACATCGGGGCTCAGCACCGCGACAAGTACGGCAAGCGTGAGTCTAAATACGTGCGGGCCATCGCACGCGGCTTTCGCAGTTTGAATTCTGACGAACCAATTCACCGCGACGACGAGCGAGACGACGAATGAGCGTGGGCGACTTTGAATTCAAACTCGGCTGGGCGTCCGAGCAAGAGGACACTTCTTATTTGCATGAGAAGTGTTCGCCACTTCGCATTTTCGGAGCGTACACCCCTCCGAAGGCAATCGATCCGCGAAAGTGGCTGAGTATTCGGTTCCAGATGATGGAATCAAGCTGTGCTGGGCATGGGCTGACGGCCGCCGCCCGCGTTGATAATTACTTCGCCACTCGCGGCGGAGTGATCGACCTGAGCCCGCAGTTCAGTTATCGCGTCGGGCAGATGAAATGCGGCATCCGCGGCGACCAAGGATGCACAATCAGTGGCGTGGTTCAAGGTGCCAAGGACTACGGGGTTCTGCTTGAAGAAGATTTGCCATACACCGGCGACTACAATCTTGAGCCGACGCGAGAAAACTTCGACGCGGCGAAGGATCATCTTGTGCGGACGCATACCGCACTTTATTCGTACAACGACGTCTTCAATTTCCTTGCGGCTGGACTCGGGGCTGTAGTCATCGGCATTCCGTGGCAAGAATCGCTCGCCAATCATCGGCAAACAAAAGAGCCCGTGGAAAGCGTTGAAGGCCAATCCCTAGGCGGTCACTGTGTCGCCCTGGTCGGCTATGTCGAAGACAAGGATTCGGACGGAAATAATTACATCATCTTGGTGAACTCACACGGCGATCAGTGGGGCGACCGCGGAACGACACTGGTTGCCTCAAGCGTCTTTCGCACTTGGTGTGGTTCTCCGCAATGCGAACTGTCCGGCATCAGCGACATGGAAGTGTACAACGCCGGCCGTGCCGACTTCCTGAACAATCCGCCCACGTATCAACCCTATCGGTGATCCATGAGAACGATTCTCTCTTTGGTCTGCCTGCTTGCGGTCGCGGGCTGTTCTTTGCCCGAACGTCGCCGACCGCACCGCGACGATTACGATTACGACCGGCACCATCGCCATTACCGGGCAGCGGACGATGCGGACAAAGATAAGAACGCCCCCGAGGATGGCACGCCGATCCCCGACGACTTGAAGAATCCGCCGGCCGAAACTCAGCAGCCGGCCCAGCCGTCGACCACGGATGCGTTGCTCGCCAAGATTGCGGATCAACTCGCTCAGCAGCCCACGGTCATGCACCACGAGTTTGAGTCGATGCGGCAGAGCCTGACCGGCATGCAAGCATCGTTCGATCAGAAGCTCACCGGCGTCCCCGACCGGGTGAAGGCCGAAGTCGTCAAAGCACTGGATCAACCGCCTCCGCCCGCGAAGGCCCCAGCGTCGGAAGCGAAGCCGAACGCGGCCAACCAGACCTTCGGCGTTCACGATCCACTGGATGACGAACCGTCCGCAACGCCATACGGCAATTACAGCGGCATCAGAATCCAACTCGACTTGCGGGGAACGAGAAGGCTGACGGACGGAACGCTCGAGCCGACGAACGGTCGTGCCCCCGCTTGCGTCGCGTGTATGAATCTGGTCAATGGCTTGGTTCGCGAAGCCGTCCCCGCGGGCTGGACCGTGGGATTCGACCGCAGCAAGCACTTCTGGCTGGTCCAGGCCGTGCCACGGGGCGGGCTCGACCCGACGATTGAAATCGTGGAGAACGGCATCGTCAAAACGGTCTACCACGGGTTCAACCCACCGACGATCGACAAGCTGATGAACGAGCACCCGCGAAGCGATCGGCGGCAGGCTGGGCCGGGCATCAAGTTTCCGCCCGAGGCCCCGGCTGTCGATGGCCAGTACGACGAGTGGCAGGCGTGGCGGAATCGCAGCTCGCAGCAGCCGAATTGCTCCGCACCGCAGGCTTACGCGGCACCGAATTGCTCGCAGCCGGCCGTGCAATACTCGGCTCCGAATTGCAGTCAGCCAGTGAACTACGGTTATCAGCAAGCGATTCCGATACAAGCGTACGGGCAGACGACTCGCTGTTACAACTGGGCCGCTGACCAGTGGCAGGATAGGCCGCCGGTGCAGCATATTCCTACGCAGCAGTTCTACGGCGGCCGCACAATCTGCACGCCGCAGGGATGTTTTACCTACTGAATCTGCTTCTGCACCCATGCCGCGAAGCGATTCGACCCGTCCTGATTCCAGTGGCCGTCGTGCTTGAAGAACAGGCCCCGAATCTGCGTTGGATTTAGACCCCGAAGGGCGTCGGCACCGTCCAAGAACTTCCCCCCGAGCAACTTGGCAAACGCTTCCGGCTCGGCTTCGTGCCAGCCAGTGATCAGGCTCTCCCGCGTCGGAATGCGAACCACGATGATCGGCACGCGAACGCGGCGAATGTCGTCGATCAAAGCTAACTGGTCCGCGTCGTATTTCCCATCCGCCGAATCACTGGGCAACGTGAACCGCTGAATTGACGCCGGCAGACCCATCAGTTGCGACATGATCCACGGTTGTTGACGCTTGTGAACCGGCAGTCTGCGAGTCGCCAAGGCACGCTCAAAGTCTTCGGTCGAGAGAATGTGGGAAGCGTACTCACCGGCAAGCGGCTTCAAGAATTGGTCAGCCTCCGCTTGCATCCGCGGCCACGTCTCCGGCTTCCATCCCACGCGGGCGAAATGCGGCTCGGCCGTGTCGCGATGGTCCTTGATCGTGAAACTCCGCTTCGTGTCGCCATAGAATACCGCGAAGATCACGCCGTCGAATTGGTAATTCTCCGCGATCGCGAACCGCGTCAGATTGCTCCACCAGTTCGCAAGGCCGCCCCCGTCCGTCGAGAGGTTGTAAAGCTGCAACTCCGGCCGCGATGCTTCGATTCGATCCGGCCAATTCGTCTCCAGACCCCAGCCGGCCGTGAACGAATCGCCGAGCACGAGATACCGTCTACGGATGCCGGACGGCTTTCTTAGTGTAAAATCATGGGCGTCGGGATAACCTTGGGCATTGCCGCGAATTGTCCCCGCACAGTCGACTTCGCCTGCGGCCATGCGAACGAATCGGGAAGGCGTCGTGCCGAGCCAATATCCGCGGACGGGATCAAAGCGAATGGTTTTGCCGGAGTCTTCCCAAGCGTAGAACGTCGTGTCACCTTGGGAGACCGAATTGCTGACCGCGAAGGTCAGCCCAAATTCTGCGATCAGGAGCGACAGGACAAGAATTGAAGCGGAGAACGCGAGTTTTTTTCGACAGGACAGCTTTCGCACGGATGATCGGCCTTTCCGGCCCGCAGTCCCCATTTTAACGATTCGGCCGACCCCATGCAAAAATCTCTTTCGGACTGACTGAATGGCCCTGCAAATCGTTGAAATCGATGTCGCTGTGCCTTCGTCGACCGGAAACGTCACTTGCACCACGCCGTCGAAGGCTCAGTTCATCATCGCGATTCCCTCGATTTCAACGGGGACGAGCACCGTTCCGGATACCGCCATTGGTTTCGGAATGTGCGACTCCAGCCTTAACCAGGTTGGGTTTTTCGCCCGCGGAGAAGACACCAGCGCGGGCACCGTTCCGGCCTACAAGCGACAAAACATCACCTCCCTCATTACCGCCGTGAACAACAGCGGCACTGTGATCTATGAGGCGAAGGTCACGGCGATTGGCAGCACAACATTCACACTGAATTTCACGACTGCCAACGCGACCGCTTTCAACATAATTCTTCTGGCGTTCTGCGGAACGGACATTACCAGCTCGGCCGTAGTCACGGCTCAGTCTCCAACGTCCGCGGGAGCCCAGACAGTCACAATTCCGACGGGCGTTCCTCAGTGTGTGCTCGTCGCGGCATGTGCCAGGACGGCGAGCGGCACGAGCACCAATGGTGGGGGCGAGGCTGACCTCTATCTCGGGGCAGCGACATCTACGTCGAGCCGATGGGGGACTGGATTTCAGATCATTCCGGCGGCCGGTGGCTCATCGTCCACATACTGTGCCGCGTTGCAACGAACGGACCACATTATTTGCGACGCCAATGCGGCGTCCAGTCCAAGCACCTATCTGCTCGCTGACATTACCGGATACTCCAGCGGGAGTCTCCAATTCACTTGGTCCAACGTGGACCCAACAGCGGGCGGCACCCTGTTTGCCGTTGCCGCGCTCTACGGAACATTCCAGGCGGCCGTTTTCAGCAATACGGCACCGACGTCTAACGGCAACCAGTCCAACTCGCTTTCTTTCACCCCAACAGGCTGCCTGATTGCGTCAGACGGAAGTGCCGCATCGACCAGTGCCGTCGCCGAGAGTGCGACCTCGTTTTCTATCGGCGTTTATGACGGCACGAATAATCGCACACAGAACGCAATTCTGGTCAGTCCCGTCATCACCGGGCTTTTGACCGGGCTTCTCTCTGCATACAGCACGACCGATGTTCTTGAGCGATGGTCTAGCGCCGGTTCAGTCAAAAAAGTCGGTGCTCCGGTCAACAGCCTCACGGGAGGTGTCCAGCTTGCCTTCAATCCGGTCGATGCAAGCGGCCCGCAGCAATACCTTGGGATTGCGTTCGGCGCGGCGGCCTCTCCCCCCGGCATTCCCACCGGCCTCGCGGCATCCTACGGTTCCGCAACATCCGTCGCCCTGAGTTGGACGCAAGGCAGCGGAACTGTAACCGACAACAAAGTCCAGTGGTCGACCGACAATGCCACTTGGACCACAGTCGACCAAGGTTCAGCGGTCACGAGTGCGACGATCACGGGCCTCACGCAGAACAATCTCTATTTCTTCCGGGTCGATGCCGAGAACACGAACGGCGGATCTGGCTATACGTCGTCCGTCCTCTGGGTCTGCGGCTGCAACGCGGGCGGACAGGTCGCAGCATCCAACGCGGACGCCTTTGAGAACACGCTCGGCACCGTGACGATCACCGACGCGACAGACACTCTCGTCGCACTGGACTATCTCGGCTTTTATTACACCACGAACTTCCCGCAGTTCGCTGACGTCAGTGCCGCGTTCCTCGTGGTCAATCTCGCGTCGATCACTGGCATTGCGGGCAGCGCGTCGATCGACATGCAAAACGCGATTCCGTCCGTCTTCGCGGCGACGTCGACCAACATCTCCAGCCGTACGCTCACGGGCGAATCGGTCAACTGGCCAATTGCCGGGCTCACCACGGGATGGAATCAATCGCCCAACTTTGCGAGTGCTGCCGACGCCGTTCTCAATAATCCGTCATGGTCGTCAAACAGTGCCGTCGCCGTGGTCGTGAAGGGGCTTGTCGGTGCGGCTGGCTTCGATGCGAATATGTGGGACGGGTCGCCGGGGCTCGCCGCTTGGCTGTTCATCGCCTACTCGACTGCGAGCACGGATGACTCCGGGGCATTCGGCGATCAGATGGGACTGATGGCTCAGGCGAACGCCTTCGTGGCGAACGAGTCGCACGAAGGGGCCTTCGTGGCGTACTGAAAAATTTGACGCTTCCCATGCGGCTCTGGTAAATTGCTCTTGTTCGGGTTGTCCACGGGGATTGCAAGCTCCGCGGAACTAAGCGGCGTCGGCCGTTGAGCACTCTTAACCCGATCGCTCCGCTGCGGACGCTGGCCCGAACGTTTTTCCCAAACTCTCTCAAAGGGCGAGCGAAATGAAGATCGTCAAACTGACAGCCGAGAACGTGAAGAAACTGCGATGTGTGCAAATTGAGCCGGATGGATCACTGATCGTCGTGGGCGGCAAGAACGGCAACGGCAAAACATCGTTGCTCGATTCGATCATGATGGCACTCGCCGGCAAGTCGGCCATCCCGTCGAAGCCTGTTCGCGATGGCGAGAGTCAGGCGACCATCGAAATCGAAATGGACGACGATTTCATCATCAAACGGACGATCAAGCCGGACGGCGATTCAAAAGTCGAAGTCCGCAGCAAAGCGGGAGCGAAGTACGGGAGCCCGCAAGCATTGCTCGACGGTTTCGCGGCCCGCTTCACCTTCGATCCGCTCGCGTTCAAGAGCATGAAGCCGAAGGATCAGGTCGATTTGCTCAAGAGCGTTCTTGGGCTCGACTTCACACACCTGGATAGCCAGCGTGCCGGGCTGTATGCCGATCGGACTGCGATCAACCGGCAGATTCGCGATGCGGAGGGATCGCTGGCGAGATTGCCGAAGCATGACGACGCCCCCTCGGATGAACTTCCGACGCCGGACATTACCCAAGAGGTAACGCTCGCTCAGCGGGCGGCGGGAACGCGGTCGCGGATCGAACAGCAGATTCAACAGGGCGATCGGGAAAGCAAACTGGCGACGCAACGAATCGTCGAATTGGTAGCCGAGATCGAATCCCGAAAGGCGGCAGTTCAAAAACTTGAACAGAACGTCGCAAACTGGAACGCGATTCAACGTCCGTGCTTTTGCTCGGACCTCGACAAAATCGAAACGATCGACGTTTCCGCTCTTAAGGCCGAAGCCGACCGCGTCGACGCCATCAACCGCAAGGTACGCGAGAACAAAGAGCACGCCCGAGCCATCGGTCATGTCAATCTGCTCAAAATCCGAGAGAGCCAGTTGACGGCCAAGATTGATGCGATCGACAAATCAAAGGCCGATCAACTTGCAGCCGCGAAGTTCCCGATCGCTGGGCTCTCATTTGGCAACGACAATGTGATCTTCAACGGCATTCCTTTTGAGCAACTTGGCGGGGCTGAGCAACTCCGCGTCAGTACGTGCATCGGGATCGAACTGCATCCCAAGCTGACGATCATGTTGCTCCGTAATGGGGGCGACCTAGACGAAGACAACTTGAAGCTGCTGGGGCAACTGGCCGATGAGCGTGACCAGCAAATCTGGCTTGAGCGTCCGGGCACCGGGAGAGAAATCACGATTGTGATGGAAGATGGCAGCGTTCTGGAGCAGAGAACGGCCGCGACCTGAAACAACGTTGACAAGTTTCCGTTTGGGACCATCATAAACCGAAATGATGGCCTGAAAGCCCAAACGGGGACTCGCTCAAATGGAACGGTTCGTATCGAACGGCTCGGGTGCGGCTGGCTCAAGCAAATCGATCCTTAACCTTTTCCAGAACGTGGCATCCCCGCTGACCAGAATGCGACTCTATGACTGCATTCTAGGATGTGGCCAAGCAACAGCCGACGCTACCGCCGAATTTTACATCGGCCGCACGACCGCCCAAGGCACCGCTGGATCGTCCTACACCCCGAACAATCTCGACCCCGGCGGCCCCGGCGGCGAGTCGTCTGCGGGCCAAGGCGTCTTCTCTGGCGAGCCCACGTATACGAGCAACAAGGATTTGCCGTACCTGCCTTGCCATCAGCGGAATACCGTTCGCTGGGTCTGCCCGGAAGGCTCGGAAATCGTCATCCCGGCGACGCAAAACAACGGCCTTGGCCTGCGATCCAATCAGGGCACGTCGACGGCCACGTATCGCGGAACCTTCTTCCACAAGGAATAGGCCGCGATGGGCCGCAGTCGCCTGCCGAATCGCGAGGCCGGGCTGATCACGACGACGGACACGCTCACCGGCCGCGTGCTCTCGGAAGTGTCGACCGTCCAGTGCGTGCATTGCGGGCTGCACATCCGCCGCGATATGTTGATGTACGCGGGCTTTTGCCAGAACTGCAACGGGTTCCACTGCGGCGACGGCTGCGAGGCGTGTGTGCCAACGGAGCAAATGCTGGAAAACATCGAAGCCGGTCGCGACCCGAGTTTTCGGCCGATCCGCTCCGGCCCGCGGTCCTTCGGTGGACCGGGAAACTCGACAATCTTCACGGGAGAATGACCGATGCCACTGAAATTGCGTTTCGTCTGTGAGTCGGCCGAGAAAGAGCACGGCGAAAAAGTGAAGTCCGTTCTGGCCGAAGGGGCAGCCAAGCCGACCAATGAAGTGACGAAAACGGTCACTCAGTCCGGCAAGCTGAAAGCGTTCGCTCACGCGGACAACACCGCGGCCTTCGCCGAACAGGGGCATCCGGCCGCGGAGTTCGTCGCGACCGGCGTGAATGTGGACGCGGGCGTGACCTTCGTGAAGGGCCACGAATACGTCATCACAGTGGAAGACGTGACGGCCGGTGCCGCGGTTCCGACCGCTCCGGTTGTGGTCCCCGTGGTCGTCGCCAGTCCTGTCGCCCCTATCCCGGGAGCGACAACTCCCGCAGTAACGTAAACCGCTTTGCCGGTTCTCGACGCAGGAACGCCCGGAGGCTTTGGCCGTTCCGGGCGTTTTTGTTGGGACTGATCGATGCCGAACCCTTTCTTCTATCAATCGCGGTCGAATGTCGATGTCAACGATTCGGACACCGACGTTTTCTTCGACACGATGAACGTGATCGTTATGGAGAACCGCCGCGAATACGAGCGGTTCCCATTCGCCGCGATTGGGGCCAACATCGGCGAGTTGTTCGGCTCGGACGACAACTGCTTCGCAGACACCGACCAGCTTCCCCAAGAGAACCGCCGCGATAATCACCTTTGGCCATACGGCGACACGAACGAGATCGTGAACGACCCGGCCCCCGTCGTCGACTCGGACGTGTTCACCGACACGTACAACGCGCTGCAGCAGGAAAATCGGAAGGAATACGCACCGTGGCCAGCCACCGCAATTGACGGCAATTCGGACTCGGCCGAAACGGACGTCTTCACTCTTGAGCAACTGCCGATCTTGGCCCGGGATGACTTCTTCGTGCGGCCCAGTCAGTTTCTCGACGGCAACGCCAATGAGGAGGGGCTTGTCGACAGCGACACGTTCACAGACCCTTGGAATGCCGTGCCCCAAGAGAGTCGTCGCGAATACGAGCGGATGCCGTTCGGCTCGCTCGACGGCGGTTCGGGCGATGGCACACTGATCGTCGACAGCGACACGTTCTCAGACACGTTCCAGCGAGACGTCACCGTTCGCTCGGACAATCATCTCTGGCCCGTCACCGGCCTCGACGGCAATGCCGAGTTCGGCGAAACCGATTGCTTCACCGCGGGCTTTGATCTGCCCCAAGAGAATCGGCACGAATTCTTCGTCAATCCGTCCGCGGGATTCACGGCGACGATGAGCGATGTGACCGTGGTAGATTCGGACTCGTTCACGAAGACGTTTGAGCCCCCACAGCAGAATCGCGTCGACCTGTTCGCGTTGCCGTACACGTTCTCCGGTGGGAACGCATCGGAGGACGATGCGAGTTATTACGTGTTCGCTGACACGCCGAACGCCGTGCAGCAGCAGAATCGGCGAGACGAGCACGCATGGCCAGCGGTCTGGTTCAACGATCCGACCACGGACGATCCGAGCGGATACATCTTCACCCTGGACTACGGACTCCCCCAGCAGAACCGGCAGGATGAATTCACGCGGGCGTTCTCCGCGGGGCACGACAGCAGCGACTTGGACGCGAGCTATTGGGTCTTCGCCGACGTTCTCCCGTTGCCGCAAGAAAATCGACACGAGTACGCCGTCTGGCCCACGACGGCGGCCGGCCCGAACACGTCGGAAGACGACGCGAGTTATACCGTGTTTGCGGACACATTTCAGGCCCTCCCGCAAGAGAACCGGCACGAGTATTTCGTGTTGCCGTTCGGTGCGGCCCACGACACGAACGAAGACGACCCGTCCGCGTACATTTTCTCCCGTTGGATCGCGGACCTTCCCATTGAGAACCGGCACGAGTATCTGGTCTGGCCAACGTCGAGCCAAGGCGACGCGAGCGAGACGACGATCGACCTGATGTTCTCGCAGACGTTCGATGTGCCGCAGCAGAATCGCCACGACGAGTTCATGCGACCCGTGTCTGTGCAAGGCGATTCCAGTGACGACGAGACGTTCAACCAAGCACAGTTCAACACGCTCGCGTTGCCGGTGGAGAACCGGCACGAGTATCTGGTCTGGCCCACCGTCGCTGGCGAAGTCGGCACGACGGAATTCACGTCGGGCGATGCGGAGTTTTCCGACCCGCGGCAACTGCCGCAGCAGAATCGGGTCGATCTTCACCTCTGGCCGATCAGCTCCGGGGCGGACTTCACCGACCGCGAAACTGGCGACGTGTTTTTCGATTGCTCGATTCTGCCGGTCGCCGTGCGATTGGACTTGCACGAATGGCCGTGGTCCAGCATCGTCGTCGATGTTATCGTAGGCATTGTCGTGGCGGGTCGCATCGAGGCCCTCGACGCCTACGCGAATTGGGCGTGTGCGATCGACTGCTACGCGAACTGGGTCGACGCCACTTGCGTGTTCGCCGGGGCAATTGAAGCAATAGACGGACAATAAATGCCGCTCCCCCTTTCATTCAATTTTTCTTGCGTAAACTACCGCGGAGTGAACGGCGAAGAAGAGGCCCCACGCTCGGCCCACTTCGCCGAATTCGACGCCGGGCCGGCTCCGCGTGCTCAACTGGTGATCCATCGAACGCGGCCCGACGAGTACAGCGAGAACCACTCCTATCGCGGCACGATCGAGCCGGCTCCGCAGCCGTTCAATCTTCCGGAATTCCCCGAGCTGCTTTTCCAGTGCTCGCACATCAATCACGACGACACGGGCGAGCACGCTCACCTCGTGGCGGAAACGGGGCTCAATAAGCGGCAATCCACGCTCAACCTTTGGAATGTCGCGGTTGGCACGTTCAAGCGAGGCGATTATTATCGCCTGCGAATCGAGACGAATGAAATCCGCACGTCGCCGCCGCAGGATGGCGTGATGGTGATTGATGCCAGTCCGGCAGTGGGGGCGACATGAGTGCGTTTACGGACATTCCGGCTAGACGGGTGAGGATCCGCGAAGGCGATCCGGCACGGCTCATGTCACGTCTGATCGATGCCGGCACCGGCACCTATCTCACCAATGCCCAAATGTCTGGCGGGTCGTTCGCGTGGCAACTCTTCGACTTACTGGCGGTCAACCCGCGTGCCCCGGTCAACACGGGCACGCTCACGCCGATCGCGACCTATCTCTTCGATTCGCTCGTGACCATCGATCCGCTCTGGACTGAGGACAACACGGGCTACAACTTTCTGTGGACTGCCCCCGGAACGCTATTTCTGCTGACGGGCGATTTGGCGGACACCGGAGGCGATGGCGAGTTCCGGATGGAGATCATCGCAACCCCCGGAAGCGGTCCAGTCTTCTGTGCGGGGGCTTGGCAGTTGTCCGTCGCGGAGATGTTAACTTACTCGTGATCGCTTCGCTGCCCCTTCCGAATCTCTTGGACCACTTTCGTCAGAGACGGCATTCCCAGATCGTGCCTGATGCCGCCGAGCCGCTCGTACCTCGCGTACTTCCGCTTCACCTTGAACGCGAGATAACTTCCGGCCAACTCTTGCAGCCATTTCCAAGAGAAGTAGCCGAGCCACGGCGACGACAGCGTTTCGTAGATGAGTGCTTCGTCTCGCGTAATCATCGTCCCTCCCAAGCCCCAATCAACGCCGCAGGCACCAACGCCAGCAAGCCGGCGAGAACGTAAAGCAGAACTGGGTCAGTCAGCATTTTGCGGCCTCTCGCCCTTCATCGGTCAACTCGTATTCCGGATCATCGTACGGTCGCCGGATGTACCGCAAGAAAAGTGCGTTCATGTCGGATACGGACACTCTCGCTGTCGCGTGCTTGCTCCCCGGCCGGCCCATTATTCCGGCCAAGTCCTCGCGGCCGGAGCACTCCAGCCACCATCCATGCGACATCCGAAACAGCACTCGCCGTTGACGCTCGGTGAGCGGCGGATCGCCGATGATAGGGTAAGTCTTACGTCGAACCATCGGCCACCCCGACGCAACGCATCAACTCGGCTTCCGTGCTCACGTCCAAATCCATGCGATCAGCAGGAGTCAGCCGCAAGCACTGGGCAAACCGCTCCCGCAGTTGTGGGTCAGTCGCGATCACGGCCCGCAGCAGCATCCGCAGGCGTCGCTCGCGAAGCTTGATCCGCTCGGCCCGCACCCGTGCCCGCTGGACTCGCAACTCCATGATGAGTCGCACGTCGCGTTGCTCCCGCTCGACCGTCTCACGCCAGACCGCTTTCCGCGGCCGTTCCGTCGTCAGCATTGGTTGACCTTTCGCTCTGTTTGGGTTTCGCTCGTTCAAAACTCTTTTTCGATCACTCGCTTGATCTCTTCCACGTCTTCATCGAATCGATCGGCCAGTTCGACACATTCCGGGCCGCGAGAGTTGAGCCGGATATGCCCCGCCGCTCGGTCCAACTCGTACGCGGCGAGCTCTAACGCTTCACGCACTCCACTGGTATGAGTTTTCTTCGCCATCACGTCGCCTCCCGTTCCAAATCCTCTTGGCACGTCCATCCCTCGCCGCACTCTTGGCACACCCAATACGACGCGGTCACGACGTGCTGATCGGGGCACGTCTCGACTTCATGCCGCACGTTCGTCGAACCGCAGTCTGGGCAGCGTTCGCTGGTCATTGGCTCACCGTTAATTGTCGAACCAGAAAACGATCCGAACATCATCCGGCCGACCGAGTCGCCACAACTGCGGGAGCGTGTCGGCAAGGAAATTCCGGCAGCACTTGTAATACGGCAGTTCCCATTCGCAACGGCAGTAGACGTGCTCTAGTTCTTTTGCGATCCGCGGGACCGCCGACCACTCTTGGCCGTAAGGTTCCAGCAACGCCCGCATCTCCGCTTCGCTGATCTTGCGGATTCGAGGCCCGTCGATTCCTCCGCATGTTTCATTGGGACTCTCGCCTTGTCGGCGGTCGTACCGCTCCCATCTCCAGAATTCAGCAGCATTGACGAATGCTCGAAGTTTCGTCTTTTGTGTCCAGTCGTAGGCGATCAGTTCCGAGACGGTCAGCCACGTATGACTGTGTCCGTCGCAATCCCAGCGGTCAGATTTGGCCAGCACTGCGGCAGAAACATCACTGGGCAATCCGCGGGGCATCGCGATCGGCTTGAACCCGGACCCAGTGTCGCACCCGGCGAAACCGACGCCATTTCTCACGTTGGCCAGAATCGCGAACAAGTCGTAATTGCGGCCATCGTACAAATGCTGATTGACTGACAGTCGGGCGTCTTCTCCCTCGTCCGCGTACTTGTCGCGGTCCCACGTGTCCGCGGACTGCCAGATGCCGTTGACCTTGTTCTCGACGTACAGATGAATGTCACATCCCATCGCTTATTCTCCCTTCGCTCGTTTGCGTTGAAGATCGGCCCGCTCGCACGCTTGGTCCCAGCCGCCGCCTGGCTCGTCGTAATACTCGTCAACCGGGTCGGGCTCGATTGGCCGCGGCGGAGGCCGGAAGCGACCGAACACTGAATAGCAGCCCAGTTCGGCAATCGTGTGATCGCAAAATTCGGAGCAGCCACAACCGCGACGGGCTTCACAGAGTTCGTCCCAGCAAGTTGGGCACCAGTCGAGCCCAAACGCCCTAATCCCGGCCTGTTCGTCGCAGTGGTCGCACCGTCCGGCTTCACAGTCCAGCAACTTGAGCCCGTCAGGCAGTGGATAGCCGCACATCTCAGAATCCTTTCTACGGGCAATAACCGCCATGAGCCGCAACCGTCGCCTTGACTCGCCGCAATACGGATTCGACGCTCCCCAGCGGTTTCCAATCGCCGCACACGCCGAGCATGACAAACGGCCTGTAGCCCTCAACGACGTCGCCAGTCAGGCGAACGTCGGAGCAACGGAAAACCCACTTGATGCCGCGAATTTCGGCGGCGGAAAGGGGCGAAGTGATTTGAGACATGGTTGACCTTTCGACTTTTTGTGAACCCTGATTATTTGTCGGAACGCAACACTTCCAGTTCGGCGACCTTTTCGATCAGATTCGTGATCGTCCGCAAAATTGCCGGAAAGTCGTTGTGAACTCGCTCAATCCATGCAAAATCGTTCCGGCCAGTTTCATCCCATCGGTAGCAGTCGTCATCCTCATGGATTTCCGCAACTTCGCTATTCAGCGTATCGAAGATCGGCTGACTCTTCGCATTCGTCATCACGCGGTATGCCGAGCGGTTTTCGCGAACCTGAATCGTATCGGCGGACCACATGCCGGGAGTGGTTTTGCAGAACAGTTTTCGCAATTCTTCGACGTGTTGTTTGGTCAGCATTGCTACGTGGACTCCGGTGCCGGATAGGCTTCGGCCAGTTCTCCGGTGAAGCGATCGCGAGTCGGCCAGACGATCCAGACTCGTTTCACGTCCACAATGCAATAGCCGGGCTGCATGTAGGCCATGCAATGCATGTAGGTGCCGGCCGCGACGACATGAGGCATCCCTTCGTGGTACGCAAAGGTCGCGAACCCGTTTTCTCCGAAGTCTGTGTTCGCGATGTAGCGTGCGATCGAATTGGGCGACCCGACCGGGATTTCTCTCTTTGCCATCGCCGTGACCTTTCTACTTTTATTTGACTGCCCGCACGTCGTTTCTGTATAACAGCATCTTGACGACCGAAAAGCATTCTGTCAATTGCTGTTCTACAGAAACTAAGAAAAAATCCCGAATAGACATAAGTGCTTAATGGGTAAAACCGTACAACGAAAACGAAAGCCCGGTCGGCCGAAATCTCCGCTTGGCGAAAGTTTCGTATGCGGAATCAGGCTGCATAAATCGGAACTGGCTTTGGCCAAGAGTGCCGCCGACGTAGCCGGCGTGAGCCTGTCAGAATTGCTGAGAATGGGGCTCGGAATGATTGTGAAAAAGGTGCTCGGCAAATGACAGCCGATCCAGTAGCCGATCCAGTAGCCGAGCAAGCCGCAGCCGAACTCGTCGCCAAGGTCACGCTGCAAGTCGACGCCGCGGTAAAAGCCGCGATCCAGATGCTGCGGCCGGTCGCGTTCGAGATCGCGATCGCGGAAATCCGGGCCAGCGTGCCGAGCATAAAGTCCGATACGAATCGGAGAATGTTCGACGCCATCCTGGCCGACGAAGAGAAAACCGCGATGTTCCTGGGCCGCCAGTGTGCCAGCAAGTGGCGAGCGGACGCGGGGCAAGTGGCCGGCATTGCGATGGACAAACTGCGGGCCAGTGACCCGCAAGCGGCCGTGCGGCCTGAGTCGCTTTTTCACGCGGCACTCGGGGCCATGCTGCTGTTTTTGAGCGAGCGTGCGGTTGATTTGGTGGGCGTGAGCGAAACCCAAACGAGCGAAAGGCAAGAAACGTGAGCACAGCAATTGCGGCGAGAAATCCCGCAGCAACGATGATCGTCAAAGGCACCGAGGCGATTCGGAGCCGACTGCCGGCCGGCATGAACGTGGAAAACTTCATGTCCGCGGTCGTGATGGAAGCGAACAAGCTTCCCCCGAACGTCGCCCCGCGCAGCGTCGCGGACTCCGCGATGAACTGTGCGATTCTAGGTCTCATTCCGGGATCGGCACTTGGACATGCCTATTTCGTGGCATACGGGAAGGACAATCCGGTTTGCCAGTTGATTGTCGGCTATCGCGGCTTTCTTGAACTGGCCTACAACTCGCGGTTCCTCAAGTCGGTCTATGCGGAAGTCGTGCTGGCTGGCGAAGACTTTCGGCAATACGCCACGATCAGCGGCCCGCAAATCGAGCACGAGATTCCGCTTGACCGGGCGATGATCCAAGAGAATGTGGTCGCTTCGTACTGCGTCTGGGAGGCCCGCGGCGGCGGCCGTGGACTGTCGGTCGTGCCGAAGTCGGAACTGCTTCGCATCCCGCAGCGAAACGTCTGGCTCAGCGAGTTTTCGGAGATGTCCAAAAAGACGGCGATCCGCCGCAGTTCAAAGGTCTGGAAGCTCAGCCAGACTCTTGCGATGGCGGTCGAACTGGATGAACAGGCCGAACGCGGGGATCCGCAGCGGCGAATTGTGGACTTCGACGGATTCGATGATCGGCCCGTTCCCGACCGGCTGCCGGGCGAGTCCAAATCAGACCATCTGGCGAACGTCCTGGAAACCCGCACGCAAGCCCCGGAGACCGCTCAGGCCGCGTCCCCCCCCGTGGGTGACTCGACAGCCGGGAAGCCGGCCGAAGGCACGGCAGAAGCGAAGAAACGCGGCAGGCCGGCCGCAACGAAGGCCCCAGCGGCGACGGCCGCACCGGCCGATCCAAAGCCGACGACGCATCCCGCCCATTCTGCCATCGACGCGGGAACTGCGACTCAGCCCTCACCACCCGCACAGACCACTTCACCCGCAGCCCCGGTTCAGGCCCCGACGCAGGCCGCAGCTCCCGAGCCCGAATGGCGTTCCACGGCGACGGAAATGTACGAAGAGACGATCAAGGGCATCGAGGGGCCGAAGGACTCCGAAGTCGTCGATGACGTCCGCAACCAAATCAAGTGGGGAGCACAGCACAAATTGCTGACCGAGATTCAGGCGAAAAACCTGTCCGCCATGCTGGAAGGCAAGTGGGCATTGGTCGGGCCGAAACCGGGGCAGACAGCGTAGTGAAACCCGATTAGGATGGTGTGGTCAATTGGAACACTGGGAGCGATTCATGCCGGATGAAAACACGCATCATCTCGATTTCTCAAAGCTGCTCGCAGTCGTCGCCGTCTTTGCCGTGCTCTTGGGGCTGGTCATCGGCGGGACTGTCGTCCTCGGGCCGCAACTCGTGCACTCGCGGCAGACGCGGGACGACGAGCCGGAAGAGCGACCCGACTGGCACGACCGTGACGACCACGCCAGTGACGCGGAGTCTGGTGCACGGGCCGCAAAGCTCGGGCTGTCATCGCTGTCGAATCCGTTCCATCGCGACGACAAGCGATCCGTCGAATGGCTGGGCGGTTACATGCGTCAGCGTGAACGCGGCGGGTGGGGAAGCGGAGCGACCGCACCGGCGACCGCGAAGGATCCAAACGCGAAGTGAATACACTGTTTTGGGGAGCCGGCCTACGATCCGGATAGAGGCCCGTTGAGTAATTCTCAGCGGGCTTTTTCATTTGACTCGTGCGGCTCTTTGACGAGCAAGAAGCACCGGCCGCATTCCGCGTGCGGGCAAATAATCACATCCCGCCATGCGTGACGCGGACGCGGAAAATCGTGCATCGTGAAGCCTTCGGGAACTTGACACTTCTCTGGACAATCGACATTCGCGGTATAGATCATTGCTCGGAACTCTCAGTCGGCTTTTTTGTTGCGTGCGTCGAGCATTGCGTCGGCGTGCTGATACGCACGCTCCGCGACCGTCTCGTACTCTTCGGCCATATCCCTGCGAATCTCGGCTGACATCGCCAGCCCCGCGAACCAGTCTCTTAGCGACATCCCCGGCCCGAAATCCTTCGTGCCGTGATTGCATGGGAACGCCGTGCCGCCATCGGCGATAACCTCAAACGTCGCGTCGATCAGCCCCTCCCGGCCGTCGATCGCCGGCTTCAACGCAGCGAAGGCCCGATCAATCTCCCGTTGCACGTCCGCCGTGTTGCCGATCTCGTAAAACAGGATTTGTTCGTTCGCCCACTTCGCAGCATGGTCAATGTCGGCAGTATTGCACTGGGCGAGCCGCTGATCGCGTTCGTCCCAGATTCCAAGAGCGACAAACCCGCTCGCAATGCGTGCTGTCGCTTCCAATCGATACTTCGGCGTGTCAGTCATGGTCAATCGTCCTTTCGGCCATATTTGTCGGCCTGAATGCGGTCCTGCTCGATGAGGTATGCCAGTTGATCGCGACGACGCTTACCAGCATTGTGGATCGAGACGCAAACCCTGTTCTTCGGTAACGGCAGGCGGTAGTAGCCCATGATTCCGTGCGTCTCGAATCCGAGTTCACGGCAAGCGTCGTCGAACTGCTTTTTCGTCATGTCGCGGGCCGTCTTCATGGCTCACTCGCCTTTCTTGAACTGTCGCTTGGTTCCGGGGTACGACAGAATGGGGAGCGGGCAAAACTTTGGGAAAGAATCAAGATCGTCGTAGACGCCCTGAAACATGAGCGAGCATTCATCGTCGTACGCAAGGCACTCGGGGCAGTCTCGGCACTTTTCCAACACGATCAGTTGATTGGGATCCGCGCCGGGATGCCAGTCGTGGCTGATGAATAACCGGCGGGTACTCATCGGCTGACTACTTTCACAGTCACTCGCGGCACGACGCTCGTGTGTGCCACGATCAACTGCCGGCTCGGCTCCAACTTCTCAGCGACGGCCTTCCAATCCACGCGGGACACCTCAGCATGGCTCACAGTCGCACGGAAGAGCGTGCCTTCGCCTTCGGACACGCCGGCCGCGATCAGGGCGTCTCGCAGGCGTTCCTTGCGTTTCTCAAGGTCGGCCAGTTCGGCGTTGACGGTGCCGAGCTCGTCGATCAGGTCGCCCACGGATGGCAGGGCGAGGACCGTGCGGGTGAATGTGGAGGCGAGTTGTTCGGTCTGGGGGGTGGAGTTGATCATTTTGACCTTTCGACTTTTTGGTGGGGGAAAGAGAACGGACTAAGCGAATATTTCGGTGAAAGCGGCATAGTGCAATTCGACCGGAAACGGCAACACAATGCCGAGTGCTTCACAGGCCATAATTTGGATCGCGTAATCCGCGAAGACCTGGAGATAAAAGATCCGGTTCTGTTCTCTTGCGACGGCGGGATCCATTCCACGCCAGCCTGCCTTTTGATCTTTCCGCATCGCTTTGACCTTTCGACTTTTTGAGGGACTGTCGGGCATCGTGTCTCGGCACTCCGTGGAATGCCGGTGGATGAGGATCGATTAGGCGGAAAACGCGGATTCGACAGCTTGGAAGCCAGCGGCCAAATCGAAGGCGTACGAGCGATACATGCGGCGGACCCACATGAACGACTTCCCGTAGGACGATGCGGTGAACCGCTCGACCACGGTCCCGTCTTCGTCCATCACTCCCAAGTCGATTTGCCGAGGATTCTGGGGGTCCATTCCGCGGATGGCTTCGATTGTATATTGCATCGTTTTGACCTTTCTTTTCCGGTGTTTCGTTCGCGTCTGAGTGTATTTTACCAAGGATCGGACGCCTTGCAAGATAAATCGATGCTATTTTTCTGAAAATGTGATGTTTTTTCTAGGCCGGCCCCTCCCGCGGTGCAAATCAGCCAAGTCTTTGCGGCCGATCGATTGCATTATCTGCTTATACAGCCACTCGTTACGTGTAATTGGTCCACGCAATAGGTCGATTGCGTCAACCGTCGGCTTCGGCAGCGTGACATACAGGCGGATCGTTTGGTCGTCTGACTCGTTTTCCACTTCAATGACTCCTATCCGGTAAATCACATCGAATTATATCGGCTGTCGCACGCTCGTGTCAAAGAAATTTCGGGCTTGACAGGTCCGCCGGCCGGATTAAATTGGACCAATCTCACGGCATCTGGGTAAAATGACGATTCACGCGGCGAAAGCTGCTTCTTGAACCGCCTCCCCAGTGTCGTGAGAAAACTCTGATGAGGCGGTTCTTTTTACGCGCGGTGATCGATGCCCGAAGCGTTCACGATGCGAGCCCCCTGCCGCTGGTGCGGCGGCGAGACAGGCACCATCACCCAGAAATCCGGTCAGGACTGCGTTTACTGCGTCTGCGGGCGGTATCAGTACAACGCCCCGAAGAGCGAGACTGGCCGCGGCGACGGCCCGGCCCCCCCGCACGTCACAACCGGCGTGCTGATCTACTTCGACGGCGCCAACGAGCCCCGTAATCCGGGCGGCACGGAAGCCATCGGTTGGCAAATCTTCTCGGAAGGCGTCGAAGTCCACCGCGGCCACAAAATCATCGCCGAAGGCCCCCAGACCACGAATAACCACGCAGAATGGTGCGGGCTCGGCACGGCACTGAAGATCGCGCTGGTCGAACTGAAACTTCCCGGACCGATCACGATCCGCGGTGACAGCAAGCTCGTGGTCTACCAACTCTCCGGTTCGTGGAAGTGCAATAAGTCGCACCTGCAAAAGCTTCGTGCCCGCTGCTTGGAGATCTTGGCCGGCCGCGAGTGGAAAGCGGAATGGGTTCCCCGAGAACACAACACGGTCGCCGACGCGGAAGCATCGCAGTGTTATCCGATCGGCATGAAAACCTTACGGGAGCGGCACTTATCGAATAAATGACTTCATTTTCGATCGCCCGCTCAAGTGTCGCCGGGTTCACGACCGGCAGCGGGAATAACGCATCGGTGTTGAAGTTTAGCCGATGCGGTGGCCTTTCGCGGTGCCCGCCGACTCGCGAGAGGTGCCATTGGGACGATTCGCCATGCGAGTTGTTCGTTGGCAACACCGGTGACTGCGGGTGAGAGACCGCCCCCTGCCGAACGGTAAAGAGACTTGGCAGGGTGTACGTAAAGCCGGGGAGTGCCCCAGAAGATTTGCCGTTGGGGCCGTGCGGAAGAGTGTTCTCAAGAATCGAAACACCACGGGCACGACGTAATGCCTTCGCCTCAAAAACGAAGGTGCTTACTGCGAAATTGCGTCGTGAATCGCGAAACTTCGCTCAAAATTCGTGACGAACGTCTAATTTGAACGGTTTCCAGCGCATAACCAAACAGCCCGGTTAGCATCCCCCTGGAAAGCCCTCCGACGTTGGGAGCGAGTGAGCGAAGGGAGCGGTCCCTATGGGACAGGTCGTATTCAGAGATCAGGGTAGTTTGTAACAGGCTGAGGATAACTCACCAAGCAGCACAAATTTCGGCCCCGCGACAAAAATTTGACGCATCGCCCGGCGTTTTGATAATCTGCGAATTGGGATGACCAAAACGCGATGCGAAGGCCCAAAGGAGACGCCCAATGAAGAGTTAACCGTCGACCACATTTGATGAACTGGTTCTGAACTTGTTTTCCGTGGAATTGCTTTGCTGAATGACCGAAAGCTGGGTGGGGAAACTTGCCCGGGAATAGGACGATGGTGAAGCGGCGAGCGAAAGAGGGAAACGCGATCCCGAATTCGTGTCTCGCGTGTAACCATCAGGTCTGGCAGCGGCGTTTCGGCTTTGGGACTGAAATGCTCGCAACTGGAAAGCGGCGTATCCAGCGGACCTGAAACGGTCTGGGAGGGCAGGCTCCGGCCACCAAGCCGTCCTGCCACGCCGATCTTGACCTTGCCCCAACCGCCGCCCACCGGCAAAAATAATCCAATGGACACCCCCTCCTCGGTGGGCGTCGGGAGATTGGCATGGACCACGAAGAGCGAATCAAAAATCTTGAACAGCGAACGACCCTGTTGTGGCTGATGCGACTTTGCGTCCTGGGGCTCGCGCTGATTTCAATCGGGACAGATCTTCGGGTTCGCGACATCGAGTCGAAACTCGGTGCCGTAAAGGCTCCGCTCGGATGGCCGTCAGTGAAACGGGTTCTTGGATACGACCGTCCACTTGCTCCGACCGAAGACGGCAAGTGATCAATGGTGATCCAAGCCTCAGCCCTGTCGACCAGCATCGCCGGAGTGCCGGACGATTCGCCCGTGTCGATGTTGCCCGAGCGGCCGGACATCGCGATTCTCCGCGACGCCTTGGCGAACCACTGGAGCCGCGATCCGGCCAAGCAGCAAGTTCACATCGACGGGCTGCTGCACATCGCCACATATCACCCGAAGGCGAAGGCACGCATCGAGGCGACGCGGGCTCTCGCTTACATCGACAGCGTTAACCAGCGACGCGAGGCCAAGCTCCTAGACATTCTCTGCGACCGCGGCCGCGACCCGTTGCCGAACCCCGCTCCGGTCGTGCCGCAGGCCAACCAGACAGTGATCGGCCAAGTGAATGTGATTGCGGCGGGTGATCAGCCTGCTTCGGATCCGATGTCGGGTTTGATGCGGCTGATTCAGTCTGGACTGCCGTGTCCAAGCACGCAGCCACTGACGCCTGATCAGCCATCCGCTCCAATCACAGCCTTGCACGAGAAGCCCGAGGGCGGGCAACGCGGCCTTGTGCCGACTGCTGAGGATGGTGCGGCGCCCGAGGGGCAAGCGGACACGCCCACGCCTGCTGAGCGGCCCGAGATGCCCGACGAGTCCACGTCGTTGCTGGATCGGATCAAACGAAACGGGAACGGACACAAGCCGGAATGAAAACATTCATGTGGTCGCTGTGGCTGTTCATGAAGTCCGCGCTCACCTTGGGCGACCGATGTTGCTGGGAGTGCGGCGGCCGGCTCGTACAAGGCAGAGATGAGCCGTGGTATCGAATTGAAGGCCGTGATTATCATCGGATTTGTAGCGGCACTGACCGATTCGATGGGGTGGCGTGATTCGGAAGAACGGAGCGAATGGCAATGGGCACAACGAAAGTTGAACGTCACGTCTGCTTCGATGCGGTCGACGCTCAAATCGGATCGCACAATCGAAAGCTGACGACCGATCCGAAATTTCCGAACGCTCTACACATCGAGACGTCGCGAATTCGCATTCACGACGGGCAGTGGCTTCGCCACTTGCGTTGCCTTGATGATTGTCCGCCAGTCATCGCGGCGTTCTGTCCGTTCTGCGGAGAGCAACTTGACGTCTCGACTGGACCGAAAGAAGTTCCGCCGACGCCAATGACCGTCAATCGCGTAATTGCCGGGCTGAATCAGCCATTGCGGACAGAATAGATTTTTTTGACCCGCCACTCCCTGAATTGGTAGAGTGCGGGCATGAAGTCCAAAGTCGTTCGCTGCCCAGAATGCAAGAGTCCGTTTTATCGTCACGGGACGACCCTGCATTACTGGGCGTGCAGGTCGACTCCGGCTAATGCCGATCCTCTTTGCGACGACTGCCGATCACGCTTCGTCGATGCCAAAGGCCGCGTCATGCATTTGTTCGGGTGCAACTCGGTCAGCGAACTAGTCGTCGCCGAATTTGACGAGGAATCAAAGCAATGAGGCCATCACCTCTTGCGATCAAGTGTCGCGCAGCCGCATCGGGCATCACGATCAGCGAACGAATCGCCCGATTGAATCGCCAGCCGTGGGACGAAGTGGCGAAGCCACTGCCCGTCGTGAAGATGAGCCGCGACGAATTCGACACAGTTCCGCACTTTCAGAACTCTGTCCCCATCGTGAGCGTTCCGCGACGCGGCTACATGGGCTGGGGAACTTGGAAGCGACGGACCAAGAAACGGCACGATTGCGACAACTGGATTCTCGCGAAGGCGATTCCGCTCGAAAGCGGCGGATTCGGCATCGAGTGGAAGCGAATCGAGGTTGTTGGATGATGCAAATCGAACCCGGCGATCTCTTCGTGATAACTAAAGGTTTTCAGCTCGGCGGATCATCGTTTATCTATGCATCTGGGTTTGGCGACGACATTCCCGATTCAAAACCTCAATACGATCGGTCTTATGAGAGCATCGTATTTAAAGCCGTGGAAGTCTGCGGCCCAGTGATTGCCGCAGAGGTTGTCGCCGGCAAAACGTTCCGCGGGCAAAGGATGTATCACCTGAATCTGAACGACGTGACGGAAGTCTGGCCCGTGACGCCGGAATTCCTGTCCGCACTGCTTCAAGATCCGGCTTGCAGGCCCGCGGGATGATCGCGTTACAATCCACACATGACGCAAGCGATCATCCTCAGCACTGAGCAAGCAGTCGCCAAGGGCTGGCTGACGCTCGCCCCGGACATCCAAGCCCAGATGGGCAAAGCGTCCGAGTCGTGGTCGCCGGAGCAGCTCGACTCGGCGAAGTGGTATCTGGCGAGCCTCGGTCGTGGATATCGGACTAATCGGTATCTGGATGCGTGCCTGCCGCAAGTGAGCCCGAAGGGAAAGTTCTTTCTCTCGCTCACGCAACGCGACGTGCTATATGGAGGCGGAGCCGCTGGAGGAAAAGCGCTCGACCTGTCCACGCAAATCCCAACGCCTACCGGATTCAAAAAACTGATCGACGTTCTGCCCGGATCGCAGGTGATTGGTCGCGACGGCAAGCCCTGTGATGTGATCGCCGAATCTGACATCGAATTCCGCGACGGATGGAAACTCATCTTCGATGACGGATCGACAGCGATTTGCAGCGACGATCATCGCTGGTTGACGTTCGACATTCATGAAATGGCATCGCTCACGCGGCGAGACGATGAATGGCGAGCAGCCCGAAGAAAAACGCGAAAATCTCGCGTGACCGGCAACAAGAGCGAATTGTTCACGGCGTCGTTGACCGCGAGAAACCAAACCGTTCTGCGTCCGCCCACTTCTCCGCCGCCGACAGGGACCGTGCGAACTACAGCCGAGATTGTGGCGACGATCAAAGTGCGCGGCCGCACGAGTCATGCGATCCCAGTCTGCGATTCGGTCGAACTTCCGCCCAAGCGATTGCCGCTTGATCCATATCTATTGGGATGCTGGCTCGGCGATGGCCATTCCGATTCGCCCAGCATGACCACGATGGACGTTTCGATCGCGGAAGCATTCATCGAAGCGGGATTCGTAATCGGGTCGATCAGCAAGAAAGGAAAAGCCGGAAAGGCCCGCACTTTTTATTTTCGCGGAGGACTCAGAGCGAAACTTCGGCGACTTAGCGTGCTCCGTAATAAACACGTGCCGCATCGCTATCTGTGGGCTAGCAAAGAGCAAAGGCTCGCGTTACTACAGGGCCTTCTGGATACGGACGGCACATGCGGGAAATCTGGGAAGGTGCAGTTCTGCTCGACGAAGAAACAGCTAGCAGAATCCGCGTTAACGCTTGCTGCTAGCCTAGGCATGAAGCCGACCATTCGAGAAAAACGGGCCAAACTTTATGGAAAGGATTGCGGCCCATATTGGAGCGTCTCGTTTACCCCGACGATGCCCGTGTTCCGGTTGCAGAGAAAACTTCGTCGGCAACTGCCTGTCCAAAGGCGAGTGGTGAAATTCCGTTATTTGCTGGACGCGAAACGCATTCATTGCCGACCGATGAAGTGCCTTGTCGTGAATTCCTCCGATAGGCTTTTTCTCTGCGGACGATCGTTCCTGCCGACTCACAATTCGACCTACCTCCTCGCCGCTGCGATTCAGTACGCTGACGTGCCCGGCTATTCCGCGTTGCTGATCCGGCGGACGTTCAAGGAATTGTCCAAGGGTGCCAATTCGCTGATGACGCGGGCTCGCCGCTGGTTCGCTCCGCTCTATCCGCATATCCGCTGGTCGGCCCAAGAATCGTCGTGGGTGTTTCGCAACAAAGGCGGAGACGCCTATCTCACGTTCGGCTACATGGAGGACGAAGGCGACGAGATTCAGTACCAATCTCTCGAATACGACTTTCTGGGAGTCGATGAAGTCACACACCAACGCGAGCATCAGTTCCGCTACCTGTTCTCGCGTCTTCGCCGCAACGCCGGCTCGGACGTGCCTCCACGTGCGAGAGCCGGCACCAATCCAGGCGGCCCGCATGACGGCGGCGAATGGGTGAAGGCCCGTTACGTTACGGACGAATATCTGCGGGCCAGTCAAGATGAACGGTTCAAAGACATTCGACTTTGGGAGAAACGATCCGAGTGCGGCGATTGCGGCGGGACCGGAATCCTTCATAAGAAGGCGTGCGTTTATTGCGACGGAGTCGGCGAAGCCGTGCGTTATTTCCTGCCCGCACGAATGCAGGATAATCCGTTCATTGACGAAGCCGAGTATCGCCGCTCGATGGCCGACGTGCCGGCGATCGAACGCAAGCAACTCGAAGACGGCGACTGGGACGTGGTCCGCGAGGGAAAAGTCTTCCGCCGCGAGTGGCTGCGTCCCTGGATTCGCCGCGGCAATTCGTTCTTGCTCCGCGATCCACTGGACGCCGAATCGATCGGAGGCGACAGCCCCAACCGCCCGTACATTCACAACCGCTTCATCGACAACGGCGAGACGCTCACGTTTATGACGGCCGACACGGCTTACACGGCCAAGTCGTGGAGCGATTACACGTGCATCACAATCTGGACCATGAGCCTGAGCACGTACGACCTGATCTTGCGTCACGGCTGGATGCAAAAGGTCGAGACGCCGAACATCATGGAGAAGATCAAGGAACTGTACTTCGGCTCGTGGGACCGCGAGCGTGCCGCGGACTTCAATGTTCGCCCGGCCGTCTGCGACTTCGCGATGATCGAATTCAAGTCGAGCGGCATTTCGATCGTCCAAGAGGCCCGCGTGTCCGGGGCCGATGGCATGACGATCATTCCGTACGATCCGGGCGACCGCGACAAGCTGGCTCGTGCGAACGTGGCCCGCAAGCGATTCGAGTCGGGGCAAGTCTGGTTCCCGCACGGGAATCCGGGCTGGCTTGGCCCGCTCGTGCGACAGTTGCTCGAATTCGACGGCATCGACGACAGCAAAAAAGATGATTTTGTTGACTGCGTGTCGATGGCCGTGCATTATGTGACCAGCGAGCACAACATGCAGCGGCAGGGCTCGACTGAGGTTGTGACCGACGCGATCCCCGGCTTGCAGTTGCAGGGCATGCCGCTGCGGGGGACTGGGTTCGGGGCGGGGATGAATGGGTTGCCGAGCGTGAGGGGATGGTGAAATGAGTCGCAGCGATAAATGCCGAAACTGCGGAAAAGGGCTCGTGTATCAGCCCGAGTTTTGCAGCGACGAATGCGAACGCGAGCATTCTGAATTCATGAAGCGGATCGGGATTAGCGAAAAGGATCCTGTTGACAAGATTCCCACGACCCGAGTTTCGAGCGACAAATGACCGCAACACTCGCACCGCCACCAGTCGGATCCGGCTACACAACCGTCCTCAACGGCCACTTCGCCATCGGCGGACAGCGAGTCGCGTTCCCCGGCGTGAACTTCGACGCCAGTTGCATCTGGGGCATCTGCAATCCAGTGGGTGGCGTGCTCCAGGTCGATCCGAAACAACAGGCCGTCTATGTCGCTGAACTGGACCGCTTGCTCAAACTGGGCGTCCGCTTCATCCGCGTTCTCGGCATCGACGCCTGCAACATCAATCCGATCTTCCAATGGAGTGCGACGCTCAACTGTTTTCTGACGACGCAGTTCGACGCGGGCAAAGCTGCCGCATTGAAGTGGTTCCTGTCGGAGTGCTCGCAGCGGGGCATCTATTACATGATCCCCCTGCACTACAAGCGATTCCTTTGTGCGGCCGATCTTGGGACGAACCCGAGCCCGCTCGCCCAAGAGTGCCTTGCTCAGTCGTGGGAACCGGGACAGGCGGGGCAGTCGCCACCGTGGGATCTCTTCGACACGCAAACGCTCCAGCCGTTGTTGATGCAGTTTGACACGCAAATCGCCAACTTGATCGGCGACGATCAGGCGTTTGTCGGCTATGAACTCGAAATCGAAAACCCGGTCGTCAAAGCCGGCCAGTGGAGTTTCAGTGCCACGACGAAGCCGAAGCTGGAGGCCGCCCGCTCGGCAGCGTTCACGGCTTGGCAGAAACAAAACCCCGGTCTGACGGGGCAAACCGCCGTCAACAAGTTTTGGGCAGACACGGAAATTGCCGCCCAATATCAGCGGATAACGAATCTCAAAAAGATTCAGCCGAACGCTCTGTTCACGGTCAACACGTTCTTCGGCAACGGGCCGTACGCGATGCTGGCCAGTTCGCTCGCGGTCGGCGATTTCATTTCGGGGCACGTCTACACTGGCGGCCCACTCACGGACGGCCCCGGGTTCTACGTTGGTCTGCCGGGAGCGAATCCGCCCGACGCACGGCCGCGACTCTCGACGGTCTGTGGGGCCTGTAAATGGATTAAGCCGACCACGGGCCAAGAGATGCCCACGGTGATCAGCGAGTACGGGCCGCAGTTTCAGTCAACTGGCAATCCGTTCGACGCCGAGCAATACCTCGCGGGCGACATGCTGTCATCGGCATTTCAGTTTGCCAAGGCGGACGTCGACGCCTGCAATCTCTACTCGTGGGCAATCAACGCGATCTGGGCTGCGGGCGTCTCGGAAAAGAGCGGGCCTTACGATCTTCGCAACGTGCCTGAAATCACGGAAGCAATCGCGGCGGCGAACGCCGTTTTTGTGAATCCGGCTTATCGCCCGACAACCGAGACGGTCGTTGCTCCAACTGGCGGACTCTACGGAACGACGAGCCCGTACAACGAGCCGGCCGTGCGGGCGTTGCCGATCGGAACTAAGGTCGTGATGAGTGTTGCTGCGGCCTGAAACTAAGGAGCGAAACAATGCGAGACATCATGAGCGGATTTATGAAGCGGCATTTAGCCGCTGAGACGGTCGTTGACGGAAGGACCGTGAGGAATCAGCCGATTGACGACCCTTTCGCCACGACGATGAGCGAAATCGACATTCGCTTTTCATTACTGGATCGCATCAAACTCCTGTTTACCGGCAGGCACCATGTTCAGGTGCTTCACAAAATTGTGGGCGACAGCATCGCGATCAAGCGATGGTTTGAGGGGAAGGACGCATGCGATTGGTGCGGCACGACGATCGGCTTTCCAAATGACGGAAGCAGCGAGGCCGATCCCGGCTACCATCATCATGGCGACGAGCGACTTTGCGAACGGTGCTACTGCAAGCCTGAATCGAAAGCATCCGCAGTCGACTGTTGCGATCAGCAAAGCACTGTCGCCGGTCGCTGAATTCCCATTTCCCCTTGCAATTCCGGCCCTAACTTTGCCACGATGGCGGCATGAGCGAACTCGCGAGCGATAAGCAACGCACGGCGAAGGACGTGCTCAACGCGGTCATCGTCAACGCCAAAGACGAACTCCGCGAACGCGGCTCGCTGCTGGACTCGCATCGCAAGATTCAACTCACGCGACGAATCCTGGAATGCACGGTCGCGATCGCGTTCCTCGACGGCGGCCCATTCGTGCCGTGCGAGCAAGCGGTCCATGCGTTGTTCCTGCGTGCGGAGAACGATCACGGCAATCCGCGATTCAAGGCGAGAGAGAAGGATTGCCGCGAAGCGTTTGGGCGGTTAACCTCTGCGGGGGTCGCCGCATGAGCGAACGTCAAGCGACCATCATCATCGCCGGCAGTTCGATCGCGTTCATCATCGCAATCGTGGTCGGCTCATATCTTTTGCGGGCGTGCTGCCAATGAGCGAAAAGGGCAAGAAGCCTGACGAATCCGTGAACGGTCTGCTCCCCGGCCAAACGCCGCTCGTCGGCGAAGGTGAGACGGTTGAGCAAGCCCTTTGCCGCTGGCTGTCATCGTTCCTCGCCGAAGACATGCAAGTGCCGATGGCCCGAATGCTCGTGCGTGGCATGTACGAGCAACACGGGATTGACGCGGCCCGGCGGGTTTATGAATATATCGCCCAGCGGAATCGCCGCGTGGGCAACATCGGCCGGACGCAAATCATGGCTCACCTGGAAGCCCTGCACCGCACGCATCAAGAGAATCCGAACTCGTTCCGTTGTGCGATCCGACGACGCGGGAACTTCTACACGACGGCACCGAAACCGCAGCCGCAGGGGTAAAGCAATGCTCGCCGTCACCGAAACCACGGTCGTGATCCTCGCATCGATCGCAGTCGTCGTACTCGCAATCTACTGGCTATCCACGCGGCTCACGCCGGATAATTCAGTGGCCAAGGCGTTCCTGCCGCAGCAGTTCACGATCAAGGTGCAAGGCGGCCCAGACCACGGCCATGCTCAGCAAGAGGTGATGCCGCAGGATTTGGAATCGTTCTTTGGCATGCTCCGCAGTCTGACGAAATTCAAAGCGATCCAGTCGACGGTTTCATTCGTGCTTGAGCCCGAGCCGGTTGTCACGATCACGCGGGACGCGAAGCACTTGGAGCGGTTCAAGCCTGATCCGGTGCCGCAGCGGCCCAGTCGTGCGATGCCGCCGACTGGATACGGGCGTCATGGATCGATGGAGGAGCTCGGCGGATGACTACAGACTATCCCTTGGTCAAGCCGGCAGACTTAAAAGACGGCGAGTTTTATTGGGTTCGGCGTTTCGCGGATGCCCAGTGGCTCGTGGGCATGGGATATACGATTTGTGATGGCCATCGAATGATTCGCGTCTTGCGTAATGACGTTGACGCGGACACTCTCGACGAAATTCGCGGCCCCATTGTTCGGCCGGAAAGGTTCCAGCGAGAGATGCGTCGGCACAGTTGGGAGAAGAGACCCCCGCAATGACCTGGAACAGCCCGTTCAACATCACGAACAAAGCGACCGGAATCCAGTACGGCCATTACAACATCGCCGTGCAGTCCGGGCTGGTCACAAGCACGGGCGTCCTCGCGAACTCGCCAGTATTCTCGCTGCTTTGGGCACCGCCTGCCCAGACTGATCCTTCCGGCACGTCGTATCCGCAGTGCCTGATTACAAGTCTGGTTGTCACCGGGGCCACGGTCACGGCGTTCGGGTCGCCGCTCGAATTAACGTGGAATGCATTCATCGCCCGCAGCTTCACCGTGGCGGACTCCGGCGGCACCGCTTTCACGCCGTTTACCACGACGAAGCAGAACTACCAGAAGGCCCGCACGATCATGGGGCCGTCGCTGATGGCGGACATGCGGATCGCGACCACTGGACCGCTGACGGCCGGCGTGCGAACGCTCGACGCGAACCCGTTCGCCTCAAGTGGATCGTATCTGTCGACGGCGACGGCTCTGCCGCCACTGGTCTACAACGCCAAAACGTCGAACGGGCAGCATCCGATTTGCCTGAGCTTGAATGAGGGAATCGTGATTCAATCGGGAGTCGTGTTTACGGCGACGGGAACGGTGCGGCTGACCGTGGCACTTTCTTATGCCGAGGTGTTCTCGTATTAAATTGGCCCGACCCATGAATAAGGCCACCTTCGCTTCGATCCTCTTAGTGGCCGTCATTGCCGCCATCTTGTGCTGGCGGTTTGGCATGTGGCCCGTTCAGGTTTGGTCATCGACCAAGGATCACGACGCGAGAATCCACGAACTTGAAGCGATCGCCGATCGGCAAGAAAAGTGCCTGAACAACAACTTCAGGCAACTGACTGCGATCGAATCAAAACTCGACGCGATCGACGACAAGATTGAGCGAATCCTGCACGGCAAGGGGCCGGAGCAATTGTTTCTTGGCGGAGCGATTAAGAAAACCGATCCGATCCATTTGGATAAGTGAGCGAAATGAGCATTGAAGAGCGAATTGCGAAAAGTGCCAGTGGACTCATTTGCGTGGCTGCGATTGCCGCAGTTGTCGCATTCACTGGGTCGCCAGCCGCAGCAAAAAAAGGACCGTTTCCTCCGCCCGGAGCGCCAACGGTTGAGGAACGTATCGCGGCAATTGAGAAGCGAATCGACGAAATGCAGAAGCGACTGGAGGTGATTCCGTCGCTGCGGGTGCCGAAGCCCGATACGCGACCGCTCGTGAAGATGGAAGAATTCGTACCGCTATTCTTGGCGAACAAGCCGACTCTCGAGCCGGACGAAAACGAATGGGACCAGAAGAATCCCAAGATGAAGAAGTTTTACCAATGGGCTAAACCGTGGGTTGATTACCGCAAGGTTCAGAATTGGCCGTGCGAATTCGTGACGACTGAAGGGGTGAAAGGCGAAGTTTATTCGGCACAAGTCACCTTTGATGGGCCGACAGGCAAAGCCTATGGAATCGTGATGCTGAGCACAGATCTTGGAGACGTGACCCCGTGGTTTGAGAAGTTCAAACGCGGGAAAAAGTTGATTCTCGTTGACGCGAAACTTTGTGGCGTCGGCGTACTGGCGATCAACTTTTGCGGCGGTCGATTTTCCGATCCTGACGAGCGAGCGAAAGGCCACAAATGAGCGAATACAAAACTGACGGCCGCCTGCCCGAAGTCTGCTGTGGCAACTGCCCCTTCGCCTTCCCGCTGGAGGGGGCACCGAAGGATTATCCAGAGGTGGCCTGCCACCGACGACCGCCGGACTCTCACCCGATTCCAGTCCCGCAGCAGAGGGTGCTCGCCCCCGGCCATCAGAACGGCGGAGTTGGCGTCGGCTGGATTGCGACGTTCACGTCGATGCGGAAAACGCTCGTCTGCGGCGAACATCCGCTGTTCAACCAGCATCCAAACATGGTCCAGTTCAACGAAGATCAGGCCGCGAAGAATGGTTGGGGCAAGCCGGAAAAGGAAACGGCATGAGGTGCTTTTGGTTCGTCGCGGCAGTCGCTTTGCACGTCTCACTGGACTGCTTGCTGTTTGACACTAAGCCGGCCCCGCCTCAGCCAATGGAATCGACGACAATCACCGTGGCCGAGGACGCACGTCAGCGAAAATTGTTCAACCACTGGGTGGCCGAAAACAACCGAAAGACCGCGGAACTCATAAAGAGGCATGCGGCGAAGGCAAAGTGATCCATGCTCTCGATTCTCGCACAAGTGGCCGGCGGTGGCGTTGGGGCGTTCGGCGGTTACAGCATCGTCCAGTTGCTCATCATCGTGATCGTGATTGTTGCGGCGATCGCCATTACAATCGTGATCGTCCGTGCGATGGGGATGGAAATCCCCGGCTGGGTGTTCACGGTCGCTTGGATTCTCGTCGCCGTGTTCGTCGGCGTGATCGCTCTCAAGTTTCTCGCTTCCATGTTCTGAAAGGATTCCCATGTATTGCTTCGCACTCGCCGCTTCGCTCCTGATCGCACTCGCCGCTTCGGCCCAGGCTCAATATTACGGTGCTCCAATGGCTGCTCCGAATTGCAGCCAGCCCGCATCGTTCGGTGCCGCCCCGAATTGCTCGGCCCCAGCCGCTGCGTTCGCCGCTCCCCCGGCAAGCTACTCGTACGCGATGCCGAGTTATTCCGTGGCAAGCACGCCGGTCTACTCGGCCCCGGTAACTGAGGTTTATTCCGCACCGATCGTCTCGGCCCCCGTCGTCTCTTACGCCTACGCCGCTCCCGCGGTGAGCGTTTACGCAGCCCCAGTCCCCGCGTTCGTGCCGGCCTACGCCGCGGCACCGCCGCAGATTCCGGCCGGCTATCGACGTTATCGCTATCATGCGGGCCTATTCGGCGTGAACGTTCGGGCGTGGTGAGACTGGCCCACTGAGCGAAAGAGCGGGCCAATGGCGAAGCACAAGCCGCAGCCGACCGACGCATTTGATAAGCTGGTCGACGCGGTCACAAAAGAAGTCGCGAAACGTCTGCGGCCGACGCCGCAGGCGGTGCTCTTAAATTTCAGGATCACACGCATAAGGGCTGGGAAAATGGGACAGATCTGCGACGTGGTTGTGACTTGGGTTCCGGCGACAAGCGGCGTCAAAGTTCAGCACTTCGCGGCGACGGTCGGCACATCCGCTCCGCTCACTCAGGACGTCGGCCCGGCCGTTAACACGCTGGCCATTGTTGGGGTGCCAGACACTTCGAGCATTGGAGCGTCGATTATCGAGGACAACGGAATTGTCCAGTCGCCGCCGCTGACCGGGAGCTACGTCGTCGATTTGACCGCACCGGCCGCAGCGACATTGCCAGCAAATGGGATGTTCCAAATGACGAACGTGCGTCCCGAGGACGGCAGCACGCCGACGCTTACCACCCCCGCGGCAGCGGCCCCTGAAACGCCGGCCACCACGCCAACGGCATGAGCCCGTTTCGACAGCCGAAACGTGGCACCCCCGCATGGAACCGTCGCCGAGAACGGCAGCGGCAGAGAATGAGGTTCTACCGCCGCCACGGCCTATGCGGAAAATGTGGACAAGCCACAATAGACGGCAATTACTACTGCGAATTCCATCGCCGCAAGCAGAATTTTTGGCGTTGGCTCCGCGATCATCCAAACACGCTTGACGATCAGCAGATTGCACAACGCATCGCCGAATTGTCGGAACTCAAATCCCGAACTTCACACGCTTCATCGCCGCTCGACGCTCCAGTTCGCGGAGCACCACGGACTGATCCAGTTCAAACTCGCTGCACATGAGAGCGAGGTCCGTGTACGTCTCCGCCAAGTGCCCGCACGTCGTGTTCTCGACCTTCACGAAGGTCCACGGAGGGTTGTGCCGCAGCCTGATCCGCTCGTTGGTCTGATCGCGGCACCAGAGCAGGAAATCGAGCCGCTCGGCGTCGGTGAGGAATTGCAAGCAGATCCAGATTTGCTTGCGGTCGTCCCTGTTATCCAGTGACTGGAGCAGTTCAAGCGGCATCGTCGGCCACCCGCAACACGTTCAGGCCGCGTTGCTCATCTTCGATGATCGCCTCATATTCACGAATCAGACGGTCGCACTCGTCGCGTTCCTTTTTCTTCGCGGCAATCGCGATTCGGCAACGAGCAATCGACGACTCAAGTTCCTGAATCGAGATCGGGAATCGGCTCTTGCTCATTTCCGCCTCCGCTTTTTCTTCCGCACGCCGACCTCGACAATTTCAATCCCGTAAATGGCCTTCATTAGCTTTTTCTTCAAGCGATAGGCCGGCGTCATGGTCGCGATCGATTTCACGTCCTCAATGACAGTGATCGGCCGGGACTGGCGACAGTGGCCATAGATAAAGTCGCAAACGTAATCGCAAATGTGGACGCCGTTCACGTCGAGCGAGAACTTCACCTGACGCCGCAGGTTGATGATCTCTCCGACACGTTCGAGCATGCGGAGCGTTCGCCAACGACGGGCCTCCGCTCGCGAGTCGAACGTAATCCCGTCCACGACGGTTTTGACGTTGCGATACTTGGAATGCTTCGCCTTCAGGCCGAGTTGTTCGGCGACTGAACGGCCGCGGGTGAGGGTGGCGCGGGTCATTCGACTCGCTCGTAAGTCTCGGCGAAAATATCCGGCTTGATCGGATAGAAGCGATTAGGCTTGCCGGGCTCGGCCACGATCCAGTCGCCGGGCTCAAGGTAGACCTTTTGCTCGTGAGCCGTGACGACGTACGCTCGTCCGTCTTCCTCAGTACATGTGCCGAGTGCTCCGGTCGCCGGATGCTGGAACTGATTCGCCTCGATCACGGTCGGCTTTTTTCTAAACTTCGGCACTTTTCGCTCCTATGTCGCCAAGCTATTCGGAATGGTAGGACTCGCGGACGAGGGGAATTGCACGCCCCAATTTCTTCGCCCAAACAACTGGAAGGCCCCAGCGTTATCGTTCCCGATCGCCACGCTGAAACTGTCACCCTTTACGAACGCCGTGCCGCCAGTCGTGGCAGCGAAACCCAAGCCGTTCTCAAACTGTGCCTGCACAACCCCGAACGTGTCGAACCAAAGGCTTGTACCAGTGGGCAACGGCCCCGTGATCGTAATATTGAGCGTCCACGGACTTGGCAACGTCTTCGGCAAGTTGATCCAGAATGAGAAGAACGTCCAGGTCGTCGCCCACGCGGCCCCGGAGACCTGAAACTGTTCGCTCCCCGCTGGGCTGTAGCCGGTGCCACTGAAGGCGACCGTGAGCGTCGAGCCGGCCGCCGTCGCCGACGCCTTGTAATAGCCGCAGACCAGATACCGCTTCATCGGCGTCAAGCTGCTGCGGTTGATCGCTTGCGAGAGAACCAGCGGATTTGTCGTGCTGTCGCCAGTGAGTTTGACGGACGACGATCCAAGGACTGCTGTCGTGACGTCCTGAGCACAGTCCGCCGTAGGTCCGGTGAGCGTCCAACTCGTGGGGACCGTTCCCGAGAACGTGGTGAAGCTGCCGTTGCTCAACAGGGACGACGCCTGAGCGGTGTTGAACGTCGGGCCGGCTCCCGTGCCTTCGGTTCCCACGCCCCAGACATTGGTTTGCCCGATCGGTCCCGTGATTTGGAACGCCTCATTCCCCGGCTGCACGTTGCCGCTGTAGCTGTCGTTCACGCACGTAATCAGCATCGTCTCCGCGATCGGCAGTTGCGACGTGAGGCCGTTGTATCCAGGTTGGGCGACCGCGAACTTGGCCGGGGCGGTCACGCCATCGAGAATTGGGCTGACCAGGATTGTGCCGTTGCCGACGTTGCCCGCGGCCGGTGTGACGCTCCCGACAGTGACATTGCTTTGCAGTACGGTTTGCGTGTCTGTGACCATCTGAGCGAGGAGAGCGGCCATCACGCTTTGGATGTTGACCGTCGTCAGTTCGAGTGATCCAGTAAGATCGGATTCGAGCATTCGCCCCGTGGCCAACGCCGCGAGAGCGGATCGCAGGCTGACGATCGAATTGATGGCCGATGTGTAATTGCCGTTGATGCCCGCCAATAGGTCGCCGAATTCTCCCGCGGCGATTGCGTTGATAAGCGTGACCAGATCGGCGGGCAGCGTTGTGGCCCCGAGGGCAAAGTAGCTGTTGATGCGGCCGATCAGCTTGCCTACGATCGTGAAGACGCCGCCGCTCGACGTGTAATTGATTGCCATGCTTATTCCTTGGGCGGTTTGGGATCCGCGTGAACGATCTTATTCACGTCGCGTTTTGGCTGTGGAAACCAGAAGAAATATCGCTGACCATCGTACGTGATTCGCCACTCGGCCGCTCCGTTCTCGATGGCGTCTGTGCGGATTTTATCCCATCCATTTGCCAAGCCGACCGACCACGCGAACCAGTGGGTGAACCCAAGGAAAACGACAATGCAGGCAATTCCGAAAACGATATCGCCGGTTTTCATTTCGCTCCCCGATTATACCGCCCCATCGTTCCCGTCCGCATAATCCGCCAATTGCCGCAGCATCGGCCCGAACTCGCCATCCTTGGGAGTCAGCGTGCTCTCGAAAACGATCGAATCTTCCGAGATGAACGCGGCCAGCACTTCGACGCCATCGGGCTTTTCCGCTTCGATGAACTCCGTGACGCGATCGATCCAATTGGATTGCTCGTCTTCCGTCATTTCGGACCAGTGCTGGGACATCACTCGCCTTCAAGTAACTCCACCGCCACGCCTTTGATCGCCTCGCACGTCCCCGGAGCAATCGGGTTCGTGAACGCCGACACGGGCAACTCGCCAAGAGGAGCCCCGCCGTGCAGAATCCATCCGTCGTGCTTGCTCAAATGTGGCTCACGTGCCCAGAAGTAGATTTCTGTCGTGCTCGTGGAAATGGACTCGGGATCGCGGCTGATGTAGATGGTCATAGCGTCTCAGTCTCGCCGGTCATGCAATTGAGGATCACGATCGATTCGGCTGCCATGATCCCGGCATGCGGTTGACAGGTAAATTCGCGGGCATCTTCAAGAGTCGGGAAAACGTGCGGCTCCGGTGTCGCGAGCGGATCGTCGCAGTCAGTGATAATCAGCGGTTTGCCTTGCAGGACGATCACGATGACGAAGATTCCATTTGGCTTTCGCGGTGTTCGCGTCATTCGTCGGTCCCAATTAAAGCAACCGCCTTTGCGTTCATTATCATCATCGGTATCGACTGGATTCCGTGCTTCGGTTGCTGGAAGATAGACCAGCGAAGGAAATCCGCCGCCATTTTCATCCCGCCGGCCAAAAACGGATCATCGGGTATTTGGGCCGCGGATCGATCAAGCCCAGTTATCACCTGCAAAATCTCTTGCCTGTCTCTTTGCTCGCTCATGCTTTCCTCTTTTCCGCCAGCACGATCAGCAGCCCCACGCCCCACGATCTTCGATTGAAATTATCCTCAATCCCGATCCGCATGTGGACGTTCCATCCCAACTGGTTAATCGCCGCCTCAGCCCCACGCCGCGGCCCGAGCCACGAATAATCATCCACGATGAGCAGGAACTTGTCGGCCAGCAGCGGATCGAAGCGGACGATTGTGTCCCGCGTGCATTCTTCGGAGTGCTCGGCGTCGTAGAAGAGGACGTTGATCCCCGTGGGCAACTCCAGCAGATCGACCGTGAGGCAATTCCGGTTGAGAAACCGAGCGTGGCAATGCGGCTGCAGCGCGGCGAACGTCTTTTCGAGCCGATCGACATTGCCGCTGAACTGCGAAAAGTTGTCGATGCCCATGAACTGGCCGCGATTTTCGTATGACGCAGCCGCGAGCGTGCCCCCGTGCAGCGTGCCGCACTCCAAGTAATTGCAGCCCTCGAACCGGCACAGGTTGTTGAGCAACCCACGAAGGTTGGGCGTCGAGTATCCGGCCACGGCGAGCACGTTGTCCCACCCGGGATCGTTCGTGACGGTCGCCGGCATGCCGAATCGTCGGATCACCTTGTCGATGCTCAGTGGATCATCCATGTCACCGCTTGTACCAAACCGCCCGGCCTTGAGTCGAATTTTTTTTGACGCGACTGGGCACGATTTGCGATGATGGGGCGAAGGAGCGAAAAGTCATGCCGAAGAAAAAACAAAACGAACCGCGAATTCTGACGACGGTCGCATGCGTCTATTGCCCACATCATTCTGAAGGCATCGAAATGGGCGGTGATTCGGAATCTCCGATGCTCAAGCGTGCGATTTACTGCGGCCATCCATTGGTGAACGTAGGGGCAAAGACGGTTCGGGAGTGTTTCGATTATCCTGAATTCCACGACTACGCCGAAGACAGCGAGATTGCCGAAGTTCCGATTCCAGATTGGTGCCCGCTGCCGAAGTTGGTGGAACCATGATCCAAGTCGGCCTACTTCTCGGCGACGATTCGCACTCGCAGACCTTGCGGCGGTTTCTGCCTGCCGTGGCGAAGCGGGGGGTTGAATTTTATGAAATGGGACCGCTCGACTTATTGGCATTCAGGCAATCCGACGAGTCTTTCGATTGCGGGATTATCCACCAAGCTTTGATCGACGGACGGTTGCCGATCAAGCGGCCTTTTTTGCTAATCGACAACAAGGACGGAGCCGACCTCTGCTCAGTGGCCCGCAAAACGCTTTGCTCGGAATTCCCTCCATCGATTTGCTGGAAGAAGAGCGTTTACGTCGACCCCTGGAAGTACAACCGCTTTCACGGGCGTTGGCACGAGTTGCTGATCGAGGACGCGATCACTAACGTCGTGCGGCCGTTCCCTGATCCGCCCATGCAAATCCCAGTTGACCGCATCGCCCGCATCAAAGCTCCATTCGGCTACGGAGCGTTCGATCATCCGCAAAAGATCCTCGCCTACGGCGACGAGCGAGCCGCGAACGCCGACCGGCCGATCGACGTGTGCTTTGCCGGTTGGATGGAATACGGGGCACCGCTGATCCAGCAGCATCGCGAACTGTGCGTTGAGGCGTTGTCGCAGTTGCCCAGTAAGTATCGCGTCGAGGTGCACCGCGGCCGGCCGTTTCAGTTGGACCAGTACGCCGACATGCTGTTTCAGTCCAAGGTCGTGGTCAGCCCGTACGGGCTCGGGGAATGCTGTTTTCGCGATAGCGAAGGCGTCTTCGCGGGCTGCGTGGTGATCAAGCCGGATGTCCGGCACGTCAGCAATTTCCCGCTGCACATCCAATGCGGGCCGGACTTCGCCGACTTGGAAGCGGCGGTCGAGAGTGCGATTTATTCGTTCACGAAGCCGCTGAACGAAACCGGAGAATCCTTCAGGCTGGCCAATCGCAGAATCCTGATCGACAGTCTCGACGTCGAGAACGTGGCGGATCAGCTTTATGCGGACATTGTGCAAGCGACGGAATCACGATGAATCAGAGAACTGCTGAACGCCAATATGAATGTCCGGGATGCGGTGAGTGGCACCTCGGACTAATCAGCTTTAATTTCGTGCTCAGGGATTATCGCGGGCACGAAGACAAGCACGGTCGCCGCTGGCATTCCAATTGTTGGGCTAAGCATCGGTCCGAAGTCGACAAGGCCGAGGCAGTAGTCCAGAGATGGGTGAAGGCTCGCCGCGTTCGTCGTCGGGCGAGAATCATCCGCAAGTTGCTCCGCGTTGCCGCCGCGATATTCTCGCTTTGATCTTTTCCGATCCTCCGATCCGAGTTAACCTGCCAGCATGAGCACCGACCAACCCCAGCCCGTCAACGGATTGAAGCTCGCGGCTGGAATCTGCGGGATACTTGCCGGATCGATCGGCCTGCACAAATTCGTCATGGGATACTGGCAAGCCGGGCTGATCATGCTCTTGGTGAGCGTGTGCACATGCGGAATCGGCGCGGTTCCGATGCACGTGGTGGGAATCGTCGAAGCGGTGATCTATTTGACCCGCACCGATGACGAATTTCGGGAGACGTACGTCGCACCTAACCGTCGCGAGTGGTTCTAGGCGTGCTTCAGGCGTGAGATAACGCGACATTACCGAGCGGCCCGACGATCCAGATAGCTGAAGTTCTCCAACTGTACCCGCCGGGCCATCGCGTCAAACACGCCGACGTAAAACGGCACTCGCTTCGACCAGTCCCATTCGGGAATCTTCCGCAGCATCGCGGCCGAGAACTTCTCACGATCGGCCAATGCCTCTTTGACCGCGATGAAAACCCAACTGATGTTCCAATTGGATCGCTTCTCGATGATCTTCCCGTTGATGCCGCTGGAGATCAGTTCCCGCATATTGCCCACGGGGAGCGTGCAGAGCGAGCAACCGCATGCCGCAGCTTCCAGGGCCGTGTTCGGCGTCCCCTCGGTCGTGCTCGTCACGAGAAACACGCTGCCCGTGTTGTACCAGTCGCACATCTGGGCCGCGGTCAACTCTTCCGCTTCCGGCACGACGCGGAAATCGCACTCGATGCCGGTGCCTTCCAAGAGTGATTTGAGCGGGGCCGCGACCGTGTGCCAGCCCTTCACGTCGTACGGGTCGTTGGCCTTGTGTTCGCTCGCAATCCAGAGCACTCGCTTAGGCCGTTCGGCCATCGGCACTTTGCACTGGAAAACGTCGATATCGACGCCGTTGGAAATGTGGCACCCGCGAAAGTCGCTGATCCGCCGCTTGGCGTCGATCCAGGCCGCGTAATTATTGCAGACCATGAAGTCGGCCGATTGCCACGCTTCGGCGACATCGTAACCGATCCGGCCGACCCCGCTGTTCCAGGCGACGGCAAGCGGCACGTCCGCTCCGGCCGCTTCCATGTTGCCGCGGACCTCTCGGGCGACTTGCGGCGGCAAGCAGTAGATCACGTCGTATTGCGACCACGGGATTTGCGACAGGTCGGCGTAGCTGTAGTGGATGATTTCCACGCTCAGCCGTTCGGGGGCATGTCGCTGGATCGCTTCGGCTCGGCGGGTGAAGCAGTAGCCTTCGCGATCGGAGATGATTAGGACGCGGATTGTGGTCAAGTCGCGGCGTCCTTAATGCGAGAAAATTCAACGTCCGATCGTGCGGAATCTGGATCCCATCCATGAATTATTTTTAGCTCAACAAAATCAACCAGTTCCCGGCCGCTCTCCCCGTCAACGTCGACTTCCATCCGGTGCTCAACATAACAGTCGAACCGTTGCTCGTTGTCGTCCCACAGCAGATGGTTGACCGGAATCTCAAACTGGCCGGCAATAAAGATTACGAGCCCGTTTTGCGGAGCAAAAGGCAACTCGACTAATTTGTTGAACGTGAACGTAAAATTTCCGCGACGTTCAATGAATCGCTCTGAAATCCTCAGTTTAAACATCACTGCACAGCCGCCTTCAACTTGTTGACCAGAATCTGATCGCGATCCGCCAATTCGCCGACGTTCCAGCCACGGATCGGTGCGGTGTAGTCTTTGCACGCGGCAAGCATCAATTCCGCCCTGTTGTTGGCTAGACTGATCGCGGCCGTTTCCATCTCGATTGCTCTCTGCATCTCCTGGCCTTTGACACCCAAGACCATCGAAGCCGACAGCATCAACTGCTCACGCCGTTTGTCCGGTTCGCGTTTAACGATTTCAGTGAGTCGCTCTTTCAGCGCGGCGATCCCAATCACGCCACCCACATAAAACAGCACGAGCATCCGCAGTTCGTCACGTGGATTCATCTGTAGCCATCGCCTTTCGCAAGCATTCGGCATGGACAAGCCGCCGCTCTTTAAATGCCGCCGTGTAATCGTCGGCCGGGTGAACCGGAGTCAGCGAAACCTCATCGCCTTCGGTGTAACTGAAAACAAACCACTGTTCACCGTCGAGATTAACCGCAGTCCCCGGCGGAAATTCGGCCGCGAGTTTTTGCACGGAAGCCGGGCGCGTTTTGAGCCATTCATCGTACGCCGAAGAAATGGCCGGGTCGCTCGGGTCGAACATCATCACTCCTTCGTAAAAACGATCCGATTCCCAACACTGGTATGCCGCCGCCCGTTCCAATTGCAGCCGGCCAGCCAGTTATGCTCCGGCCCGCGGTTGTATTCGATGATGAACCGGCCGTCGGGCCGAAGCATGGTCAGCACGTCGTCGATTAGGAACTCGTAGTCGGATTGAGACCAGAATTGCCGCGGCGAATCGCCAGCATGGACGAGATTCACGCCCGTCATGTTCACAAGATCGAATGTGCCAATCGTGAACAGCGAAACGAGACGTTCAATCCGCTGGAACACCCAGCGAACAGGCACGCACCGCGATGCTGCTTGCGTGATTTCATTGGGCCACTCCAGGGCGATCGCTTCGTGGCCGAGCACCTTCGCGGCGAGCGGCAGATAGCCGAAACCGCTGCCCAAGTCGAGAATGCGAAGCGGGAAATCCCACTGGTCAAGCCTCAGTTCACCGATCGCCTTATCCGCCGCACACATCACGAACCGCTCGACGTCGAAGAACTTGGCCCAAGTGCAGTCGGGGTAAAGTTGCTCCAGCCGACGCATTTCGTCGCGGTCGATTTGGGCGAGCATGTCGGCGGCGAGTTGTTCCAGTTGGGTCATCGCCCCTCCTTCCGATTCGCCGCACGTCGTCGCTCATGATATTTGCGTGCTCGCTCACGGCCCTTTGCAAGGCACGCCTTGCACCGTTTCTTGCCGGAAGCCAAAGGGGACTTGCAGTCGGGGCAGAGCCCGGACGAATAAGAGCGTGCCCGATGCTCCTGCTGATAGTCCATGCATTCTGACAAAGGGACAGATTTGTTCGGCATTTTCTCTCGCTCCTTTCGCCACGCATCATCCCAAAACAGCCCCCATGCGGTCAAAAAAAGTTTGGCCGGCGGCGAATCACTTAGCCGCGTTCACATCTGGAAAGTTGAGGTAGGCGTACTGCGGATCGCGATGACGGAGAACGGCCGCATCATAGGCTCGGGCGGCATCTTCCTCGTTATCAAACAATCCGAGATGAATACTCTTGCGATTTACGCGAATGGCAGCTTTCCAGCGTGCCCGGCACCCGACCGCCGCCCACCACGAGACGCCCTTGTATTTCGACTGCTTGAGGCCACTGCCAACTTTGCGTGTCTTGCCACAATTCCAGCAATTTTGTTGTGAAGTGACGAAACGGCAATTGTCCGGAGAATAGCCAAGATTGCCGTCGCGGCGATCAATTTGAAGATTGCAGGCAAAGCCGTTTGAAAGGCACCAGAGACGAAATGCGTTGAAACTGTTCAGCCATTCTTCGCACACGGTTATTCCGCGTGCTCCATACCATCGATATGCCGGAGTGGTTGTATCAGTGCATCTGCTCACGATCCCTGCCCAGCGACGATAAATTGCACCGCAAAAATCACATCCCGCTTTGGGGAAATTCGTCTTCCAGCAGAATGCCTGAGCGTTAGGTCCGGCCTTCAATGCTTTTTTCAAAGTGTTCAGTCGGCATGCGATCGCCCGCTTTCGTGTGTGCCGCCAAGAGAACTTTCCGTCCCGCGTGGCAATCGCGGTGGACCGTGCTTTTGAGATCGCAAGGATGTCGCACCCGAGATCGATGTTCAGTTTGCGGGCGTTGCGTGACATTCTTCTCAACGCTGTCCGCACGACATTGCTAATTGCCTGTCGGGTCATCCCTTCCGTCACCGCAATTTGAGAAAACGATTCGCCTGAGATCCGCCTCGCGAGATAGCCGAGCCGCCTCGGGCCAAGTCCGACAGTTAAGGCTTTCCAGTTGTCAAAGACGACTGTCGGCAACGCGAGCGGCTTGCCCTTGCTGCGATGTTTTCGGCGTTTTTTCTTGCATCCCATGGATGGCGATCATCTCAAAAACCGCATAGGCGAGTCAAAAAAAGTCCGGCCTCCACGGAAAACAACGTTGACAAGATCCTGTTTGGGGCCAGATTAGAGCGAATGGGCAAGCAGTTCACCAAGGATATCGGAGAGCCGGGACGGTTCTTCACGGAAACCGCCGTCATCGACGTTTCGACGTCCGATTACGACGAATTCCTGTCCGCGTGGACCGACATGAACGAAACCGGCCTGGACGTGCCGGTTCACTGGGGACATCCGGCCGTCGATGATCCAACAGGCTGGCCCTACAAGCGAGAGGACACCGCCGAACGCGAGCGACGCGATCGGGACCGCCTTCAAATCGGTGAGGTGAAAGAGTTTTTCAAGGACGACAAAGGAAACCTGTCTGTTCGGTTCGATGCCCCTCGCGACGACGACGCCGACAAGCTCGAAAAGATCGGCCGCAAACTCAGCCCACAGTTTGGCCCGTACACGAACCCGATCAGCGGCAAGAAATACGAAAAGGCGATCACGCACATTGCCGTGACGCCGCGTCCGGTCAACCCGAATCAGTCGAAGGAATTCCTCGCGGCGACGGCCATGAGTCTCGACGCAGCCTTGGCCAAAGGTGCGATCCAGACAGTTCAATTGGGCGACTCGCCCTACGAAGAAGTCCAGACGGACGACCCGTATTCGGACGACTACAACAAGCCCGAAGCGGACGACGAGAAGAAGCCGGGCGAGAAAAAGCCGACCACGCTCCAGCGGCTGATCGAATGCTTGGCCAAGGGGCACAACATCGTACTCCCGGACGGCTGGTCGTGGGCCGCGAAGAACGCTCCGAAAATCCTGCTCGCGGCGACCGAGTCATCCGCAGCGGCCGAACAGAATACCGGCGGTCAACGTCAGGATCAGCCTGAGAACCGCGACCAGAATTCCGATCGATCCCTCAGAACCGAACCAACGGTGCTTGTTATGAGCCAAGATGCTGCCGCCAAACTAGACGCGATGGTTGCTTCCGGCAAGATGGCCGCCGACAAGGCCAAAAAGATCAAGGAAACGCCGGAACTGATCGAAGCGTTTCAGCTTTCCTTGGACGGCAATGAGCCCGAAGTGAAGCCGGTCGAGCCCGTGCAAATGTCGCAGCCCACGGCGATGGAAATCGCCATGCGTGAGCAGTTGACCGAGATGTGTCAGGAGAAGTATCTGGCCCGCATCGGCAACGCCGAACGCTCCGGCCGCGTGAGCCCCGCCAACTCGGCCAAGCTTCGCGACTTGGCGAAGACGTTCCAGTTCTCCGCCGAGTCGAAGTCGAACGCCTTGCTCGATGCCAAGCTTGAAATCATCGAGTCGATGCCGGCCGGTGCCGTCTGGGACGACAAGCAAAAGATCACGCAAATGGCCAGCGATCGCGGCAAGCTCGAAGTCGAGCCGCAGCCCGGATTCTTCACCGGCGGGGGCGTCGTGCCCGAGTCGGAAGAAGAGCAGAATTCGATCGTGGACGCCGAACTCAAAGCGATGGGCCTCGCCTAACTCCAAACGCCGTCATGACCTTGATTGGGATTGCCGCACAAGTCTTTTTGGGGAACTGAGAAATGGGGATCGTTGCCAGCGGTGGATACGGTTGGGGTGCTCCCGGCCCGACCGGGCTCGTTCAGTCCCAAGAAGCGACGATCGGCTGGGGCGGATCGTTCTGGGGTGGCTATCAGTGGACCGATGGCACGCTGTCGTCGACCACGACGGACGTCGGCAATACGCCGAACACGGTGCTGCGGCCGGGCCTCTTGCTTGGTCAGCTCGCGGCCACGCCGGGGCAGTATACGGCGTACTCCGCGAACGCCACGGACGGATCGAACGTCGCCGTCGCGATCCTGACGTGCGAAGTGAACATGCTCGACCCGTTCACGAACGCCGTCGCCGGCCGTTACGCCGGTATGTTCATGTGCGGCGGCCCCGTGAAGGCGAGCCAGTTGATCGGACTGGACGGTCAGGCACGTGCCCAGATGCGTGCCCGATTCATGTTCGATGACGATTTCCCCGGCCGCCAATTTCCTTGGCTCCAGGTTATCCCGCAGACCACGGGAGCGTCATACGCCTGCGTGGCGGCCGACTCTGGCAAGTTGTTCATCGCGAACAGCACGGGGCAGTTCACGTTCACGTTGCCGCCGATCGCCAACGGCATCAGCATCTGGTTCCTGAACGAAGCAAACCAGAACATGGTCATCGCCTCCAACGAGGGGGCGAATATCGTCGGCGACAACTCGGCCACGTACAACGACATCACGTTCGTCACGGCGTCCCACAAGATCGGCGGTTTCGTCCAGGTCAGCTCGTTCTACGACGGCACGAACCTCAAGTGGGTCCCCCAAGTGCTCTCGGCCCCGACCAATACCGTCACCTTCAGCTAAGCCACGCTGTCAGCGGCTCACTGACCGAACATGGTCAAGTAAGGATCTCGGGAAATGACGACCGGAAGTATCCAGCAAATCCTGCATCCGATTATCACGACGAAGGTGATTTCTCGAATCGCCGTCGCCGAGAATCCCTTGCTCCGCTTGTTCGGCATGGAGCCGGGCGGTCCGTGCGAAATGAAGATCGGCCACCGGCAGCACGGTTATGACACGTTCAACAACGTGCGTACGGCGGCTCAGGCCGCGGCACCGGGGCGTCCGGCCGCGACCGTCACTCGCAACCCGGTGGGCCGCGTCAATGTGACGATCGCCCGTGCTCACGAAAAATTGCCGCTCTTGGCCGAAGAGTTGCATAACTACCGGCCGATCGGCGGCAGTTCCGCCGTATTCGACAACATGGGGGCGAGTTTCATTCGCCGCCAGCAACGTTTCATGGGCCAGCGGATTGGGAACTTCCGAGCCGCCATGCTCGCCGGCATGATTCAGGGCAAGATGTACCTGCACAAGTCCGGCGACAATATGTATTACAATTTTACGTCGGCCGGGGCGTTGCTCACGATCGACTTCCAGCGGCCGAACTCGACGTCGACGGGCGAGAATTACAACCAGCTCAACATGATCGGCACGGCGAATACCGACCCGTCCACGGGACTTGCCGGGGCTCCGATCATCCAATCGAGTTGGGCCAATCCGTCCACGGACATCACGAAGCACATCGCGTCGCTCGACGTCACGCTGCAAACGACGGTCGGCACCAACTTGGGCCGGATCATCTGCGGCGAAGACATCTGGCAGGCCGTCACGGAAAACGACTACGTGATCGCGAAGGCCGGCATCGCCCAGTCGCCGTTCTCGGAATACATCCGCGACGAGAGCAACGAACTCGACAACCCGAAGAACGTCAAAAAGTGCCGGCTGCGGGCCTTCCCGTGGCTGGAGTGGATCATCGTCGACAGCGTGCTCCAGTTGGGGGCTCTCGGCTCCGAGACCTACACGAAGTTCGTGCCCGCCGGTTGCTTCTGGTTCGGCCCCAAGGCCCCGAATCCGCTGTTCTGGGAAATCGCACTGGGCAGCGAGCCCGTGAGCGAAGGCCCGAACATGCCGTGGGTCGACAAGATGGGCATGACCAGTTGGACCACGTACACGTACGATCCGACGGGCGTCTATCTCTACACGCTCGACAACGCGATTCCCTGCGAATACATCCCGGCCGCTTCCGGCTTGGCCACCGCGTTCTTCACCGGCACGGCTGCCTAATCAGTTCGACGGCAGAGTTTTGGAGTCGGCACAATGCCCGGTTTCGGAATCGTCTCACGCGAGGTCAAGTTCACTCGCCAGACTGTCACGTTTGACGGCGTGACCTACGGCGTCGCGGGAACGCCTGTGACCGTCTTCAACCTGACCGGCCGCTGCTGGCTGTTCGCGCTCGGCGGTTTTTGCATGACGTCGCTGGTGGGCACGAGCGCCACGCTGGCGATCGGAACGGCAAACAGCACGGGCAGCCTGATCGCGGCCACGACCGCCACGAACATCACGGCGAATAAATGGTGGACCAGCACGTCGCCGGGAACCGACTACGCGAACGAGATCGAGGGGTTCATCGCCAACGGCCCGATCGCCCTGACGATTGCCACGGCGAACATCACGGCGGGGCAAATGGACTTCTATGCACTCTGGTATCCTTGCTCCGCCGGAGCGAACATCGGCTAACGCGAAGGCTGACAAATGCCGTCGCTTCTCACTCAGATTCTGGATTCACTGTCGAGCCCCGTGGAGCGAAAAATGCCGGCTTCAAACCTGAGCACCATCGAGCGGAAGCTTGACCTGATCTTGGCCGAAATGAAGATCAAGGATCCGCTCGACCTCGAACCGAAAACGACGGCAGGGGCGGAAACGTCAAAGCCCATTGCATCGGATGTGAAAAAGGGCGGGCAGGACGCCTCGGCGGGCTCCGCCCCTGTTGTCGCTCCTACGCCTGTCGTCGTGACATCGCCAATCGTGACTCCTCCGGTTGTGGTGCCGCCAGCCACGCCGATCATGCCGCCGCAGGTCACGGCTTCGACGCCTCCCGTGTCGGCGGTTTCGTCCGGCGGCCCAATCGCTGGGACATCGCCGCTCCCGACCACGCCTTAAAGGAATCAATCGGAAGTACGCCTTGTGCCTTTTTCGCTCGCAAGGGTGGGTACGGCTTTGCCTGCCCACCTTTGTTTTTTAGGTGAGACATGACCGGGAAGGGACATCCCCACAAAACACACCCGCATCATCACCCGATGAAGCACACGACGGCGGACGTCAATATCGTGGTCGACCAATCACCTTGGTACGCCCGATTCGTTCAATGGGCAGTCACGACGGCGATCAGTTTCATTAAGTGGGCATTTCGACGGAAGTAAACCGTGACGACTTCGTACTGTGCTCAAGCCGACGTGACGTTCATGCTCAGCCGATTCGGGCTGCAAGCGTTGTTGAACGACGGTGCGAGTGCGATACCCGTGATCCAAGGGAATCTCGCGACTGCGATTACATGGGCATCGGTGCGGATCGATTATTACCTTCGCCAGCGGTACGACCCGACGCAATTGGCGGGAAACAACTTCGTCCGTTTCGCCTGTGCGACACTGGCGAGCGTGATGATCATGCGGCGAAAGAATGCGGCCCACGACGGGCTGCAACAGGAATACGACGAAGTCGAAGAGCAACTGAAATCGATCCAGGAATTCAAGTACGAAGTGCCGGACGCCTATCCGATCAGCGAGCCCGGACCGACCATGAGTAACGTGAGAGTGGACCAAGTCAACTTCAACCGGAAAATTAGGGCCAGTTTTGAGGCGTCAACCGGAGACCAAAGCTCCAAGAAGCCCCGGCAGGGGGATTTTTTAGACGTCGTACTGGAGTGGTGAAATGTCCTTCCATCAACTAGCCAAGCAAGGCGTCAAAGCGATCAAGCACGCGGCCGACTCCCGTCAGCACGCGGCGATGGCCCGAGCCCACCATGCCGCAGCCATCGGGCATCTCGCGTCCGGCAACGCCAAGGGCCACGAAGCGGCAATGAAGAAAGCGACGCAAGCCGCGGCCAAGTCTCAGCATTCGATGCAGCGATCGGTTTCGATGTTGTTCGGGAATCATTGAATGACGGCCCGCGTCCTCAACGTCCGCTGCAGCGCGGAAAACGTCCGCCGCATTGTGGAGCAAGTCGTGTCCGAAGTGGTCCACGCTTCGACCAGCTTCGGCGTCCGCGTGCTCGAACAGGCCGCGGCCGACGTCGCCAAACAGATTCAGCGGGAGTACGTCGTCAAGGCGTATGGCGGCATCGACGACGCGGACATTAGCTGGAAGAAGAGCAAGGCGGCCCAAGAACGCGGGGGGCTCACTCTGATTGAGACTGGATCACTGATCGAATCCTTGGCCGGCGACGTGGTCCGGTCTGCGATGGCCGAGCTCCGCGTACGAGCCACGAACAAAGGCAACCTCAAACGCGACCCGACGCAATACGCGGGCTACGTGTTCAATGGAACGAAGAACGAAGACGGCAGTGTGAAACTTCCGGCACGTCCCGCGTGGCCGGCGGACGGGACGATTCCCGACTCGTACGTGCGGGCCGCTCAGGCCGCGATTCTGCCGGGGATTCACGACGAAATTGTTCGCAGATTGTTGGCAGCATAAATGCTCGGATCACGGCAATGGGGAGAAAAAAACACAAATCAGCATGGACGGTAGACATTCTCAAAGAGCATTTCGACCGCGTGATCGCGGAGAAGGACCAGCAATACAAGCAGAGATTTGACGCCCAAGAGACGAGCACCCATAAGGCCGAAACATCATTAATGGGTCGGCTGGCGTCGATGAACGAAATCCGCGAACAATTGAACCAGCAAGCCATGACATTTATGCCGCGATCGGAATCGGAGCAGCGATTTCACGCTGTCGGAGAAAAGCTGGAGACGATTACGGAGACGTTCACCGGCCTGACCAACACGCATTTTGAGTCCAACGGAGAGCGACTGAGAGAATTAGAATCTTGGCGATCGCAGCAGGCGGGAGTGATCCAGCATTCGGAGAAGTCGGGCACGTTCAACATGTGGATCATTTCCACGATTTTCGCCGCAGCAGTCGCGATCGCTTCGATCGTGATGCTGCTGGCTCCGCAAGTGAAAAGATGAATGTCCAGCTACGCCTACAGACGCTCAATGCAAGAGACGCTTCGCGAGAAGTTCAACTGGAACGCCCAAGAATGTGCGATGACTTATTCCGACCGCCCAATCATCGGGGCACCGTCGCACGTCTTCGTCTCGATTCACGAAGGCAGTTGGGACAATCGGGCCGGCGACCTGGATTGGATCGACGAATGGTTCTCGATCTACATCACGATCAGCGTCAAAGCGGGCGACATCCCGATCAGTGCGTGGGGCACGGAAATCCTCACCGATCAGGATGGGCGACTCGATTTCTACGCTCGCCACGTGATCGACGTGGTCCACGGCAACTACGAGATTATGACCGCGGCCAACGCGATGATCCCCGGCAACACGGCGAGCACGGGCGGCATTTGGAAGTTTTACCGGCCGCTGCATTTCGCACGGGCGACGAACCCCGAGCCGAGAGCGGGAACGTGGTGGGGCAATAGTGAAGCTAAGGGGCTGTTGGGCGTGAGCCAGCAATTACAATTCATCGAGGCCCAGCGGGCACAACAGACTGTCGAGGCGGACTGATGGCGAAAGCACAGATTCATTTCATGGTGGATGATCCCGCGGCTCAGATTCCGTTCATGCGGCCGAACACGCAAACGCGGACGGTCGACAAGGGATTTTGCCGGCCCGCGTGCCAAGGCAACAAGGCAACGATGCCAAAACACGCCACGGGCGAGGCCGATTCGGTCACTTGTGCCAAGTGCAAGGCGACGGACCAGTGGAAGCAGGCAATGGCCGCGTTGCTCACGGAGCGGGAAGTTGAGTTGACCGATCCGGCATGGACTGGGCTGCCCATGACTGCCGAGCAGCAAGCGGAACTCGCCGCGGAGACCAAGGCGGTAACGCCGGTGGTCGCGACTCCGGCTGTCATTGTGGTCCCGGTCACTCCTCCGCCTCCACCTGCTCCGCCGCCGTCAGATCCCGGGCCGCTCGCATCGACTCAGGCCGCGGCAACCGTAGCTAAAGGAACGTAAGCATGGCCCTCGCGTCAATCACGGCCGGCCCCTATCAGGGCGCGTGGAACTCGACTTCGGTGGGACAAAGTTCGGACGGCTTTCGCCTCCGCTACAGCGTCTCAAAAGAAGTCGTCCGCTCCGACCTGTACGGCGAATCCGTCATCGACGCCGTGTTCCGCGGTGCGGATGTGTTCCTGATTTGGATGGGCATCGAGTATCAGTACGCTCTCGCCCCGTTCTGGCCCTATGGTGCCTTTGGCGTCGCCGGACAAGCCGGAACACTCGACGTGGGCAGCGGCCTCTCCGCTTCGATGGTCCTCACGGTCGTCACCGGCACGACCGCCGTCGGAGCCCCGAACACGCTCACCGGAAGTCAGGCCATCATTGACGAGAATTTCAACGGCGAACTCGCCTTCCGCTCCGGTGCGAGAATGCCGCCATTGACGATGCGGTTCTATCCGTACTCGTCTGGCGGTGTGCGTTGGTTCTCGACGACGTAAAATGAGCGACGATGCCCGACAATCCAGAACTACGCATCGTCATCACCGGCGAGGACTCGGCCGGCAAGCAGGCCCCAGCTCCGCAGTCGGGCGTTGATCCGAGCAAGCCGTCCGCTCAATCTGGGCCGTCTGTCCCCGAGCGTGCGGGCCTGGACGCGATCGTTGCCGCCAATCTGGCCGCTCTCCGCGAAGCGATCGGCCGCAACGATAAGACGTCCAAAGAGGCGGTCGAGACGCTCAAGGTGCTCGGTGCGGCCAAGTCGGCGTTGCCGGGGGCCGACCAATATCGCGCGTTGCTGGAGAGCGTCGTCAAGGGGCGGTTGAACCCCCCGCAGCCACCAACTTCGCAACCGGCTCCCAAACTGCCGGAGCCCACGCGGGCCGCACGCTTGCCCGCTCCCGTGGCCGAAGCGTCGCGTCGGGGCATCATCACGCTGCCACGGGATCAGTACACGGTCGACGCGACGCAGCCGGGCGGAGCACTCGGACCGCCCCGGCCGCCCGACTGGCAACCGCCGCGACTGCCGGGACCGGGACAGCCACCGGCGAACCTTCCGCGACGGGGCATGGCAGCCGCTGGCGGCGGCATGATGCTTCCACCGGCACCGCCCGGAGGACTTCCGCCGCAATTGCCGCCCACTCCAGGACCGGGCAACATTCCGCCAGCCCCCGCGGTCGGCGGCATGAATCTCCAGAACGTGACGATGTTTCTCGGGGCTCTGTACTTCGGGACTCGCGTGCTCGGGGAGTTTATGCACGCGGTTCAGGCCGCGACGCGATCGCTCGATGAAATGGTCAAGCGATATGGAAACTTCGCTCCACAAACGCTCGGGGCCACCGCGACGACAGGGGCCGAAGGAATCATTCGCGATATCCAGCGTGCCCAGCGGATTGACGACACTCTGTCGAAATACGTGCGAGCGTCGTTTGAATTGGAACAACAGTGGGAGGACTTCAAGGCGACCTTACTGACGAAGTTCGGCCCGACGCTGATCGAAGCTCTGAACGTAGCGCGAGAATTGATCAGCGAAGCGACGATGCACGACTGGACGGGCAACATTGGCCGTGGAATGAACATTCTGAATCAAGCTTGGCAGATACTTCCGAAAGCACTGCAAGGCAAAGGCGGATTTGAGGATTTGAAGGATGCGTTCCAGCAATGGGTCAAAGGCGATCTTGCCCACAAGAAGGCACTGGAAGACGCGGCAAAAAAAGCACAGGCCGATGAAGTCGCGAAGGATTTTGCGGCAGCACTTGCCGGTGCCAATTGGAATTTCAGGCTTCCGGGATTGAACGGTGTTCCGATGGCCGGGCAAGTTCCGGCAGGCAATCGACCAAACGCGGCGGCTGCACCTGCGGGCCAAGGCGGCGGTGGATTCCAAGGGCCTCCGCCACCGGGAGCGATCGCCGGAAGAAACGTCGGCGGTCCCGGCTGGGTTTGGGATCCGGTAAAGAAAAAGTTCTTCCCGGGTGCTCTTCGGGCCGACCCCTAGACTTTCGGAGCCATGGCACAAACTCTCGAATCGCTCGGAACACTGAGTTACAACGGCTACGACATCAACGGGCCGCGTGTAAGAACCACGCTGCGCGTCACGCCGCATTATTCATCGGACGGCCGCACGGTCATTTACAACGTCATCGAATTGATGGTCCGATTCGTTTTGACTAGCGATTACGACGGGCTTGGCGGCGGCGACCCAACTGACGACAACATGGTCGATTTTATCGCGACCATGACGCAAGCCGGGGGAGTGCTGATCTTTGAAGGATTGGGCTATGGGCCGTTCGAGATCAACACGGCCGACAACCCGGCGGACGTGATCTACGGCCCGAAGCCCAGATTGGTGAGCATTGAGCCGATCGGGGCAAATCTGGCCATGCGAGTCACGTGGACGTGCGAGGTGGCCCTCGTCCCGTGTGCATTGAACGGAATCGAAGGCTTCGTCGGGCCGCTGATCGAATTGACGTATACGAACGACTGGACCGTGGATCAGGCGGGCCTGACGGTTATCGTCATTCGCGGGCACAGCCAAATCGGGCTCAATCGTGCCGCCCCCGGATCGCCTAACATCGCGTTCACCGCGGACATGAACCGGCAGGCGATCGCTCCCGTTCCACCGTTAGGATTCCGCCTCAAGAGTCAAGATTGGTTCCTGAGCGAAGACAAGAGCCGCGAAGACTTCACGTTCATTTTTGAGGAAATCGCTGGCGACAATGCTCTGCCGACGTATTGCTCGGACATTCAATTCGATCAGCGATTGACCACGACGCGAGCCGGCGGCCTGCACATCCTTCCGACGATTGTGATTAGCGGCTTCGTCGAAGTGGTCAAGCCGCAACTCATCGCACTCGGCTTGCAAAAAGTGTTTCTGATTTTGAACGAGCGAATCACTAACATGCGAAATCAAGGGCGGCTGGCCCTGATTATTTCCATGAACGTGACTGAGCCTGTCTTCAATAGCCGTAGAGTCGCATTTGATTTCGCATTTCAGAGCCAGCCCGGAACGCTGAACAATGGAAAACCGCAGTTCGGCGGCGATCCCGGAAATTGGAGCGATGTGTTTTTGAAAGCCGGAATGTTTTCTCCGGTCGGCTCGACGGACTGGCTATCGTGGCAAAATTCCATGCTCGAAAACGCATGGTATTCCCGCGGCTTTTACGGACAAGGATTCAATCCGAGCAACGACCTAATCGTCAACCAGTGCAATGCGGCGATTCCGCAGTTGACGTTGGCGAGCGGTTATCCGACTGGCAACATCGCTCAGTTTGATCCGGGGGCTCCGACAAATGATCCGACGACTCAAATTTATCTATATTACGATGGTTCTGTGCGACTCGTGATGTATCCGAATTCGAGCACACACTTTCCCCTTCCGACGTCCGCACCGCCGAATTCGGGGGGCGGTATCGGAAGCGGGTCGAGCGGCCAGCCCCCGGTAACGATTTCTTCGGACAGGGCCCCGGTGGCCGCACAACTTGACCCGACGCTGCCGCCGGCATCAAGTCAGGTCAGCGGACAGAAACCGGCGAAAATCATCTTTGAAGGATCGGCTGTCAGGACGAATGCTCCGCCAGAATTACCCACCCCATCGATCACCGTCGGAGGAAATGCCAACATTCAGGTCGGCCATTCGGACGTGAAGGCTCAGACGTGGGGAGAGTATTTCGGGGCGACGCTTCACGGTCTCTCTTGGTACATTGAGTACATCGTTTCGGGCGCGAACCCCGATACGATCATGCAAAACTTCCCGGACAACTTGTCGAAAACGACGACCGGCGTCCAAAGCGACGGCCAGTAAAGAAGGGGCTTTTCCGAGTTATGGCAGACAAATTCAAAATCGACCTTGGCGAAGACGATGGCTGGGCAACAATCGTGATCGGGGGCAAGGAAATCAAGATCAGCCCTCTTGAAGAAATCGAGAGGCTTCGCAACGCGATCGGCGAAGGCAAGCAGCCCACGAATCAGGACATCATCAAAATCGTCGGCGTGAGGCTGAAAGAGGATCATGGCATTGAGGCCAGCCCGAATATGTCCCTGGCGTTCTACGCCGCCGTGCTGGACCTCAACGAAAGGGTCTCCGGTTTTTTTTCCAAGAGGCTCGCTTCGCAAGCAGTTTCGGATTCGACCCCCGAAGCGTCAGCCGCGGAAGATTCTGGGGAATGCTCTCCGCACTTGACCGACTCGACGCCATCGAATCCATGCGACGAATCGCCGAGCACGATGCCAGCAAAGAATTCCGCTGTAGCCTGATCGCGATGATCGAAGGGGAGGCCGCTGGCGATAAAGCCTATCGGCAAATGGTTGCCGATGAAGTCACTGCAAAGATCGACGCATCGCTGGCTGGCCGAGCCTGAGAACTTTTTTTGACGCGGAACGGACTAAAGCGATAGAGTGATGGGCGGGAGATAAACCGGGCCACGGATGCCACAATGGAGGTATCCAATGAAACTCTCTTGTCCGAATTGCCGTGAAACGTACAGTCTGCCGCCCATGATTATGGACATTCACGAGAAAGAGACGGCGGCAGAATTCGATGCGACTGCGGGCTCGCCGATGTTCGACATGATTCGCGAAATTGAATCGGAGCCCGTCATGCAATCGCCGCGTAGGAAAGCCGAAGCCGTAAGGTCCGCTTCCGCAGTTTCATCAGTTATTGGAATCGTGGCCCTGTCGGGAATTCTGCTGATCTTTGCAATGGCTGTCGTTCCTGCAATCATTGCGTCCGGCAGCGACGGCCAGCACGTTGAGCCCGGCGGAATAATTTTGCTGTTCGTGATCGGCGGGATTTACTTGCTGCCCACGATTATCGCGTCGGTTCGATCGCATCAGCAGGTCGCAGCCATCGCAGCCCTCAACATCCTCTTGGGCTGGACGCTACTCGGCTGGGTGATCGCGTTCGTTTGGAGCCTGACCGCCGTTAGACAAAGGGCCTGACCTTGCTCGAAATGTCGCAGGGTGCAATCCGCCAGATGTTCCAGGTGCAGACGGGCATGTATCGCCCGTCCGGCTACGGATTGCAAATCCCCGGCATGATCGATCTCGGCCTGCCGATCTTTACGGTGAGGCGTGTCGAGTCGATGAAGTACGATCCCGACATTCGCCTTGGAATGGCGATCAAAAACGCCCCGCTGCTGACCGTGAAGTTCAAACTCTCCGGTCGGCCAGAGATTGTCGAATTCATGACTGGGGAAATCGAACGCACGTGGTATTACGTCGTTCCCCGTCTGCTGGAGGCACTCTGGTACAGCCGGGCTGGTGGGGAGGTGATCTACAAACTTGGCGACGATCGCAAGGTTCACTTGGGCCACTTCCGCGACGTTTATCCGTCCGACATTTCGATTCTCACGCGGGGCGGCCAGTTCGCCGGCATTCAGATTTCGGCCGCATCCGTGCTCGCGGACGATAACAACTGGTACGGCAACGGCCCAGAATCGATGGACCGATACCGCAACAAGGGGAAGGTCACGCTGTTCCCGCCGAAGTCGTTTCTGTACGTCCACGGTCGGCGGTTCGGATCTTGGAACGGCCGGAGTGAATTGCTGGGAGCTTACAGTCCGTGGATCGACAAGTGGGACCAGTTCAGCGGGGCACTCGCGATCCGCCGCATGTGGTTCTACAAGAATGCCTACAGCGGATTTTGGGTGCAGCATCCGCCGGGCGAGTACGTCACGAACATGGGGTCCGATGGCAGCCCCGGCACGAAAATCCCCTATCGTGACTTGGCCCGCCAACTGGCCGAAATGATCCGCACGGGCGGGGTCGGCACGGTCCCGTTCGTGAACAATCCAGCGAAGCCGGGCGAGTCCATCTGGAAGATCGAACAGCCCGCCATCAACGGCGACGCGACGGGCTTGCACGATTACATTCGCGAACTGCGATCAGACATCCTGCACGGCTTGGAAATCCCTGACGACATTCTCACCGCCGTCTCCAGCGTGGGCGGGTTCGCCGGCCGTTCGGTTCCCGCGATGGCGTTCTTCACGTCGCAGCAACTCGCATTGCGGGCTCTCGTGCAAGAGGTGAAAGAGCAGATTTGGGACTGCCTCGCGGAGCTCAACTTCGGCAGCACCGAGTACGACGTGCAGGCTGAAGTTGACGTGGATCGCCTGATTCCCAGTGGCCTCCCCGGTGCGAACGACGAAGAATCGAACGTCGCGGCGCGGGCCGATGATCCAACGAAGCAGATGAGCGTGCAGAGCGACGCCGAATTCCCGAACTGGTGGAAGTCGACGGCGGCCACGTTCAGCGGCTATGCCACGGCTTGCGTGCGGTTCCGCGACGAGAAGGACAAGCCGATTCTGGCTCGCCCACGCATCTGGCGTCCGGTCGAAACGATCGCCGCGTAAATTATTTGACGCAAGGCCGGTCTTTTCGCGATGATGCCGCTTTCCTTTTTAGGAGCGAAAGCATGGCGATCGGCTATCACGAAATCACCGTCAAGGATCAAGGCCTGTTCTCTGCCGTCAAATCCACCGAAAGGGACACTTATCGGCTCTACATGGAAGATGCCGACGACGACAGAACGATCCTGCATGTCCCGACTCACGAGTGGGAGCAGCTTTGCCGCGAGACATGCGGCGAAGTCGCCCAATTCACCATTGGCGAATTCACGATCAGTGCCAACGGCAAGTATCTAGAAATCGACAAGCCAAATGACGGGCGAGCATGCATTTCACCGGAGCAGTTGCACGAGATGTGTGCTCGCGGTTTGGGGCCGGATTCGCTCGTCGATCCGCAGAAAACGCCAGGGTGGGTCGATGGCCCACCGACTGAAATCGGCCCGCTTTACGCTGTCCGCATCCGAAGCGAAGAATACAACCGAGACGTGGTCGGATATCTCACCGAAGCATCCGGGTGTCGGGCGCCATTCGTCAGTCACGAGACCGGACGCGGCTATGAATTGGAATGGTGCGTCCGCCATTTCCTGATCCCGGATCCCCCGCAGGCGAAGGTGCCCGATCCGCCGAAGTGGGTGCGGGTCAAGTGCGTGGCTGGCCATCATCACATCCCGACCGGGGCAGTTGGCTGGGGATTCAAACACGGCAAAGTGTGGCATGTCGCTCCAGATTTTGACGAAAACGTGATCGACCTCGAAGGCGACCGCTGGGTGCCGACCGATGGCTGACACCGAATACGGCTCATTCGGCGGTCAATCCATCCAATCCGCCAGCCAGCACTATCGCCAAATCGCGGAGTCGGACAACCCCGACCCGAACGCCCTCGCGCAAATCGCCCGCTGCAACTCATACCGCTGCCCGCGCGGGGCAATGCCGGGCGAAGCGTGGCTTCTGATGCTCTACTCCGACGTGCAGGTCGTGCAGGCCATCTCGCTCGGCAACGACCCGTATAACGCCTTGATCTTGGGCTGCGGACAGAACCAGCTTCAAGCCGCGAAGATGGTTTTCCTTGATGCGACCCAGATTGTCGGCGGGGCGGCCGAAGATCCGAACGGGCTATTCATCGTTCATGCGGCCGACGAGCGGGCAATTGGTTTGCGGTCCACGTTTACGCAAGCGTACAACGTCCGCACCTTGGCCGACCCGACCGCGGAGTATTGGAGTGAGACTGAGGATCCCGCGGCGGCCGTGCTGTTCAACGGCAATCCGGGGCCGGGCCGCGGGCCGTGGACTTGGCAAAAGATGCTGGGCAGCATTTGGACGTATGTCTCCCCCGCCCCAACGCTGGTCGGCCTGACCTTTCCAACGTCCAATCCCGAGCGCTTCCGCTTCATCGAACAGGCCCCCCTTTCGGCCTACGCCGAATGCCTGCAATCGCTCTTCATGGATCTCGTTTACAACCCGACGAACGGCGGCAGTTTCTCCGCCGTGCAACGCGGTGCGGCTGACACGAACTTTCAGCAGCTTCAACAGGCCAGCCAGAATTTTTTACTCTTCGCGAATAACCCGGTTGAGTCGGATGACATCTGGTTCCCCGCGTCGGTCGACGTCGTGTTCTTGGCGATCTATCCGGGAGCACCGGAAGAATCTATCACGACCGCACCCTATTACGTGTTCAACGGCGGTCCCACGACGATGCCCAATGGTGCGACGCCGGTGCCGGGCACGACGGACGTGATCTTTGCCCCCCTCGACGCTCAGATGTGCTGCCAGAATCAGAACCCGACGAACGTGATCGCACTCAACACGCTGGCTCAGTTGCTCATCAATTCGTATTACCAATCCCGCGATCAGGCCGAGCGGCCCAAGTTGTGGTGCTACGACGGCATCCAAGCGTTCAATCCCGGCTCGCAGGTCGAAGAAGTCGTTTGGCATTTGGGTCCGAGCGGGGCGACGACGACCGTTGCCGCAATGGCTGGCACATGACCGCGATCTCTCGCCCCCCGCTCGCTCCGCTCTTTGGCGATAACGCGGCGGACTTGTTCGCATTGTTCGCGTCCACAAGCGGCAATACCGTCCCCACAGAATCGGTGGTCGGATTCAATTCCGCGACAATGGCCCCAGTTGTCGGAATTGGCGAAAAATCATCGGCTCCGGGACTGTCTCAATCGCTTAACGCGGCTTTCTTTTGCGATCCGGTGTTGTCCATCCTGAGCGGCCGATTCAACGGCCCCGCGGGCCTGCCGTTCAGTTTCATCTATCGATTGGACGGCCGGAAATTCCGCTCGGCATCCGTGGGCGTCGGCTTCATCAACGCCCACTCAAACGGCCGCGTGCTCACGCCAACCGCGACCGCATTCGCGACCATCAATCCGCTCACGCTCATTTCAGACAGCAACGACATTGCCTATGCCCTGCCCGCCGGCATGACCGGGATTTCGATTCTCGCCGGGGCCTGCGATCGCAACGGAAACGCCGCCTGCCTGTTCACGCCAACCGGATCGGGAACGGCGTACAAGGTCGGTTATTGGAATGCGTTCGGAGTCTCGCAGTGGGTCGTGCCGTTCACCCCGCCGGGCGGCTCTCAAATCACCGGCCGCGTCCAAGTCGAATTTGATCCGGCCGGAGCGATCTATACTCTGTGCTGCTACTCCGGGAATCAGGGATGCGAGCTCCGCCAGTTTGCTGCGGCAACCGGGGCTCAGAATTGGTCTGTCGCTCCGAACTCGACAACGACAATTTCAGTCGCTTCGGTCTGGATCACGGCGGACGGACTTGCCTTCGTGACCATTGGTCCGTTGACCACGGGCAGCAACGTCTTCTCATACGCCACGGCGAGCGGGGCTCAGCAGTGGTCACAGAGAATCGGGAACAACACCGCGGCCAGCGTATGCGAACTGAAGGGCTTGCTGCTTGTGGGGGCCGCTCCAGTTTCGGCAGGCGGAGCGGTCACGAACCTTTGGCAGTTGAGCCGGGGCACCGGGGCGACGGTCAATCAATTCGCAATCGGCCCGACGAACCAAGGTTATCCCTACTGGCTTGAACCGCGTGCCGGGCGACTGGGGACGTTCGCATGAAAGAAGCCGGCAACCTTACGCCGCTCTCAGTCTGGTTCATGTCGTTCCCC